GCCGGGAGCGCGATGGCCTATTATCAGGCGACGGCTCCGACCAATCTGCCGGGGACCGCGCTCGGGCCGATCGCGCTCGGGAACGATGTCTACTCGAAGGGTAGGCTCTGGCTCGACTCAAGCGCGGATCATTACGGAGTGCTGTACTACTACACCGGGACGACATTTGCTCCTGTCCTTATCGACTCAATGATGTACAGCCACGACTCTGCGAAAACGCAAGATAACTGGTTTGACGCCTTCAGTACCCTGCTGCCGTCAACCAACCAGTATGCCTCTATGACCGGCGCCTTTACGCTCAGTAGTGGAAGCGACTACGCCCTATGCATCCCTGTGTACATTCGGCGCTACTCGTCTACGCAGATGGAACTTACGTATCTTGCTACGAACATCACTAACGGTGACTTACCCGCCTTGTCGGGGGCAACTATGAGTCGTGCTCTTCTTGCGAACGGGTCTACTACAGCTTTTTCAGCCAGATGCGCGGTAGCGGCAACGCGCATTCCGATGATTGGCACTAGCCTCTCGTGATCGCTCCCGCTCGCGGAAACTATCCCGACTTCCTCACCGCGGCCCTGATGGTAGGGAAGGAGGACTCTGTCCCGCGAGGGATCTGGCCGATGGCGGGGTGGTCGCTTGGGGGAGAACAACTGGCGCTGGCGGCAACCACGACGCTGAAGAAAGACGACGGGGTCGCGTGGGTGTACGCGACAACGGGAGCCTCGGATCGAGTGCTGAACCTGCCTGCGGCGGCCGACTGCCCTGGGAGAATCATCTTCGCCAAGAAGATCGATACGGGGGCGGGGAAGTTCACGATCACCCCGAACGGGAGCGAGACCATCGACGGGTTCGCGACGTACGGGCTCTGGTATCAGGGAAACTTCGTTGTGATCCAGGCCGTGGGGAGCGGGTGGCAGAGGATCGGCGGGACGGCAAAGGTGCTGATACCGGAGGTGTTGAGAGCGAACAAAGTGTCGTCGTTCGCTACTATCGGAACAGCGTGGAACGGCGTGGATTGCTCCGCCAACGCCCCTCCTGGAGCCAAGGATGTGCGTGTGGTTGCACGTTTAGGGTTCGCAGGGGACGGCACTACCGACGCAGTGCTCCTACATCTACGAAAGAACGGATCGTCGAGCACTACCGTGCCTGCGGCACTGAGGGTACGTGCCTACCATACGGATCTTGGAGCTGGGCTAATTATAACCACCCAGGATGTGCACGAAGTCGAAGTAGATTCGAGTCGGATATTCGAGCACTCGGACCTTGTTAGGCAGGGCGGTGGAGCAGGTACGGGAAGCCTGGACATAGATATTGTCGGTTACAGCTACGAGTAGGGAGGCATCATGGAGCATGAGTGCACGAAGGTAGATACTCTGACAAGCATCAGGAACCAGATCGCCGATCTCTTCAAGATGCAGAGGGACGGAGATAGGAGGCTGACGCAAATGGAGACGGCGCTGACGGGGATAGGGGACGAGCCGGGGTTCATCGGGGACACGAAGGAGACCTTGAGCATCGTGAGCCAGACAACGATGGAAACGGCTGAGGGGATGAGAGAGATACGGAGGGAGGCGAAGGCACAGAAGGAGCGGGCGGATGAGGACCACGAGACTCTTGTGAAGATCGCTCGGGCTGTGGCCCCGCCGAAGAACTCGGTGGGGCTTTTCCTGAAGAGGTCGGCGCCATTCTGGGCGGCGGTTGCTGGAGTCATCGTAGCCTATCTTGGAATGAGACAGGCGGAGGTGGTGGCGCTGGCGAACGCTGCCGGAAAGATGATAGGTGGGGAATGAAGAAGCCGGCTGAGGGGTACTGGATCGCGGGGTTCGATCAGCAGAGAGAACTCGCGAATGGAACCAAGTACGTTCACGGGGCGCTCGACATCTGCCCGCTCGATCGGGAGAGGTTCAAGGAGATCGATCGGGACCTGTTCGCGATCGAGCGAGGGGAGCTCAGCGCGCATCTGATCTACATGCAGACGGATGACAGGAACTCGTGGAATGCTTGGGGACTGCCGTGGCCGGGGAACTCGAGGCCGGACCCGTACCCGTTCGCGAACTATACGGCGGAGACGTACGGGATCTGTCTCGTCCTCAGGACCTCCTCGCGAATGTACCTCTACGCGCACCTGAACGAGGTACCGGAGTTCCTACCGCTCCTGGCGAAGGACCAGGAGATGGTATTCAAGAAGGATCGAGAGGATCGGTGGCTCCATGCGCAGTTCTGGGGGCCGATGGGGGTGGAGGAAGGGGAGAGGATCGGGCGGATGGGGTGGTTCGGGAAGACCATACCCGCGGGGAGGACCGGGTGTCACCTGCATATCGAAGGGCACGAGGGGTTCCAGTGGAAACAGAACGCTGATCGTGTTAGACTCGATCAAGAGCTAAGGGGGATCATATGAGCGAGAAGAAGCAGATGGGGGCGAAGGAGAGGATGGCACTGATTCTCGAGGTATTCGCGATGTTCGCGTTCATCCTCCTGTCGGCGCTCGGAAAACTCTCCGATGGAACCTCGATCGCACTCCTGTCGTTTATGACCGCGAACCTGGCGGTCTTCGCGACGGCGAACGCGGCGATCACGAGGGCCTTCGCGAAGGTGGGAGTGGGAGAGGCTCCGGCGCTCGAGATCGTACCCGCGAAGGAAGGCTCCGGACCCGTCTAAGATGAGCGATCCAGAGGCATCCCCGGGATCTCCGGAACAGGTCGTCATCAGACCGCTCTCGAAGGGAATCAGGCGGGACAAGGGTAGCCGGCAGATCCCGAGCGGGGGGTTCTATGACCTACGGGGGCTGATCTCCACAAACGAGGGGTTGAGAAAGAGGTATGCCTTCGATCCCTACTGTGCGTCGAGCGCGCTCGCGAAGGGGCCTCTCGCGGAAGGGGACCAGATCATCGCGGTAGAGGCCGTGGAGGACCCGGTCACGGGGTCTCAGGTTCTGTTCGCGATCGGGCGGGACTGGATCTACCTGGTAGCGTCGGGGGCAGGGACGCTGACGGAGTGCTACCGGACGCATACGACGGGGACGGTGACGATCTCGGCGGGGGGTACGGCGATCGAGGGGGCGTCGTCTCCCGCGTGGCTCACGAACCACATCAAGACTGGGGACGTGATAAAGGTCATCGGGAATACCACGCCGGCGCAGGACGAGATCAGGACCATTGGCGGGGTGACGGATGAGGACTCGATGGCTTCGACGGTGGCGTTCACGTACGCGCACACGGCGAAGACCTACACGATCTATAGGAAGAACGGAACGGGAGGTCTGTGGGTACCGGTCGTAGCCAGGGCGCCGGGTAGGCTGATCGTTGCCTCGCGCGGGAACGAGCTCTGGAACGTCGTCGTGGCAGGAACCGTAAGCGCGCTGGCTTCGGCGAGCCCCGCGACGGGAGCGTTTACGGCGAGTGCCGTTGCAGTATGGAGGGACCGGACGTGGGCCGTGTGCGATGTCGATGGGTCGGATGGTACCCGGCCGCAGAGGTACCGCTGGAGCCTGAACACGGACCTAACGGACTTCAGCGGGGACTATGCGTGGGCGGAGATTTCAGAAGAGGGAGGGCCGATCTTGAGGTTCTTCTCGCTTGGGAATCTGATGGCGGTGTTCTTCCCGAACGCGGTGTACGTGGGGGAGCCGTCGTCTGTAGCCTACTTGCCGATGCAAAGAGCGAAGGTGCAGACGGCGGGAGTGGGGCTCGCGGGCCAGCTCGCGGTCTGTTCGTACAAGAACGAGGGGATCTTCTTCCAGGGGCAAGACAACTTCTACGTGATCGGGTCGAACGGGATTGAGGAGATCGGAACTCCGGTCGTCCGGTCGGCCCTTCGCTCCTGTCAGATGCCGAGCCGGTGTCAGATGCTCGCGGTGCCGAAGGAGCAGCAGATCTGGTGCGGGCTGACGAGGTCGGGCGAGGCGATGGAGGACATTTGGGTCTTCGACATCCCCTCGAAGAGCTGGTCCTCGTTCGGGAGGACCGCCTATGCGCTGTCGGCTCCGTGGTTCTCTGATACGCTGTCGTGGGATGACTGGACGACCGAGACCTGGGATGACGAAGATGAGACGACAGGGCCGACGTGGGACTCGGAGACGGCAGCTCCCGCTGAGCTGATGACCTCTCTGGTGAACACGAGTGGGGCGATCTACAAGTACGCGAGAGGGACGGGGACGGCTGACCCGGATGGGACCGAGATCGGGGCGATGTTCGAGACCGGGGACCTGGACTTCGACGCACCGGGGAAGGTGAAGTTCGTGAACCGGCTCGCGGTGACGATCTCCGAGGATGAGCTCGCGGCGAGGACGATCCCGATCGTCTTCTCCGTGAGCCTTTCTCGGGACGGGGGAAAGACCTGGAAGGTGTTCGGATCGCTGTCGATTGCTGTGGGGGAGACGAAAGGATACGTGAATCGGAGGGTGACGGGGACGATCTTCCGGTTCAGGGTCTCGAGTACGAGTCTCGTGGGAACCTACGTGATCGAAGAGATTCAGCTCGACGTGAAGGGTGCAGGGAAGGAACTTGCTACGAGATGGCAGAGAGGGGAGGAGTGAGAGATGGACGCGGGTGACGCCAGATACAGTCAGGGGCCTTTGATCTCGGTCTACAACCCGATCGGAGGGGGAGCGGGGGACTACGGGTTCTACGACCCGAACGACATCATGGGAGATCTTGCGCTGTTCCTCGAGACGATGCAGGATGGAGGAACACCGGAGAGGGGATCTACGTACGACCCGAATGCGTGGATGAGCGACTTCGCCACGAACTGGGGGTCGATCCAGGGGATGGTGGGGGACTACACGAAGGGGCTCGAGGAGAGCCTGTTCTCGAACGCGAGTGTAGCCGCGAAGGGTGCGTCGGAGACAGCCGCGGGGAACTTCTCGGGGCAGGGGATGAGCGGGGCGATGGGCGCGGCGATAGGGCAGGCGTCGGCACAGCCCTTTGCGGAGGCGTCGAGCCGGCTCGCGGAGATCAGCTCCGGCCTGATGGGCTCTCTCGGAGGGCAGGCGATGAGTACGGGTGCGGCCTCGCAGCAGTACGCGGATCAGAGCGGGCTCGGGTGGGCTACGCTCGGGTCGCAGGAGCAGCAAAGCTACCTTCAGTCCCTCCTCAGTGGCTACCTCGGAATGGGTGAGCTCGGGACCTCCGTCGTCGCCCCGACCTACGCGGAGGACTGGGAAGGGTCCGGTTCGTGGCTCAAGAAGATGTTCGGGTAGGAGGAAGAGATGGCACATGGAAGTGATCCGGTCTCGGCACTCTTGGCTATGCTCGAGCCGACTGCGGCAGCCGGGGCGGCAGGAGCGGGGGCTGCTGGTACGGTCGGAGCCGCGGCTTCTGCCGCCGGCGCGTACAAGCCGAAGCTGTCAGCAGCTGAGCTCCTGGATATCTTGAATGCCGGCGGGTCGGTGGCGGGAAACGTTCTGGGAGGGAGTAAGGGATCGAGAACTGTCCCCGCCGGACAGGTTCTTCAGTCGAAGTCCGGCGGTGGGCAGAAGGCTCTCAGCACTGCCATGAGCGTTGCAAACCTGATCGCGTTGCTGGCCGGGCTGTAGGAGGGAACGATGCCGGTTTCTCAAGCGGGAGTGATCCAGAAGTCGAGCGGAGGGGGAGCCGGGACCGTTCTCTCCGCCCTCCTCCAGACCGCGGGGATGATCGCGGATATCTCGAACCAGATCCAGACGCTCAAGCTCCGGCGGGAGGAGAACGCGGAGCAGATGAAGCAGTTCGGTGTGACCTCCGGTCTGGACCAGAGACAGGTACAGGCTCAGGAGGATCAACTCGTCCTCGCGCGGGACCAGCTCAAGAACCAGCAATACCAGGACGCGAAGACTGCCTACCTCAACCAGCAGAACGACGTGATCTCGAAGATGTACGGCGGGTCGTTGAAGGTCTGGGCGGGGTTCAACAAGAAGGAGTCGATGATCCGCGCGAACCTCCTCGCAGATGGGGACGTGGCGAAGGCGCAGGAGATGTACGAGGCGTGGAGGGCGGCGGAACCGACCCCACAGGAGAGGGACTTCGCCGCGGCGATGACCTTCCGCGGGCAGTTCTATCTCCAGAACGGAGAACCGACCGGCGGGCAGACACTCTCGCCGGAGGAGCTCGCGAAAGCCCGCGGGCTCGAGATCGTTGATCCCGACCTGGTCGAGTCCGGCTTCGGCAGAGGGTCGGAGTTGACGGATGTGAGCTGGTCGGAAAGGCTTGGGCTGAGTGGGGGAGAGGCTGCTGCGCTGAACCAAGCTCAGGCGACCGCAGCCCCGGTCCCGGCGGCTACTCAGAGGAGTGAGTTCCCGAGCTTTCCCGACCAGCGAGCTCCGGACGATGTCACGAGAACCTCGCTCGGGAGCGAGGCCGAGACGGACTTCCAGGAACAGACTGGCACCTACCAGCGGACGGGGACAGTGCCGACTGCTGCGGTACCTCTTCGCGGGCAGGAAGGTCAGGTCACGACTCGTGACTCCGCCCCGGCGGATCGGCCCGCGGTGCAGACCCAGGATCAGGCCGAGAACGATCGGGTCGTCGCGGAGAACATGGCGAAGCTCTCCGGGCTCAGTGCGGAGTCGATGGCGCTGCTTCAGTCGGTGATCCCGGAGTTGAGAAGGAGATCGGCCGAGATCGCCGAGAGCGGGGATGTGAGGGCGAAGAGGCTCCTTCAAGACTTCACCGATTCGCAGAAGAAGATTGTCTATACACTGAGGAGAGATCTGACACCGGAGCAGAAGGAGCAGCTCCAGTTCATGCACATAGATGGGGACGCGCAGGCGGCAGTGTATACGAAGATGGCGACGGTCCCCTTCTCGGAGTGGAATCGGGTGGAACAGACCGCGCTCTACCCGGAGGACGCGAGGCAGATTCACAAGGACGAGCTCGAGGCGAGGAGGATCGCCGCGGCCCTCGGGGTGGACATCGAAGGCCTGAAGCTCCAGAACTCCCAGCAGATGCTCTACGCGGCCTCGCTCGGCTTCGAAGAGTACTGGCGGCAGATGAACGCGATGATCTCGGCTCAGGGAGATGGGTCGGAGATCGGCCGCGTCTGGACCGCGCTCAACAACCTCCTCCAGCAGCAGCAGGACGCGGAGCAGTTCTGGGAGAAGGAGTACGGGGCGGAGTGGGCGACTAACAAGAGGGTACAGGAGTCGAAAGCCGCCTCCGGGTACAACGGTCGGACGCAGATGATAAACCAGCTCCTCCCGGTCGTCGGCTTTTCAGGCACCTTCCAGGAGGTACAGTACGTCCAACAGATGAGACGGGCGGCGGGGATCCCGCTGATCTCCTGGGGGCTCGAGCAGGTCCTCGGCCCGAAGACTTCGACGGGGACGAGAACCGAGTATACGACGACGGGGATGGGAGCGGCGGAGACGGCAACCGCGGATGAGGCTGCGGCGGCTGCGTACAAAGAGAAGAGGGGTCAGTAGTGAGCCTTCAGGCAGTCTTCGATCAGTACAACCTCGATCCAGAGTTTGCGAAGCTCTCCTATGGGGCACAGACCATCATCAGGTCGGAGGTGGCAGCGAAGGAGCTGATGCTCGACCCGGAGTTCCAGACTCTCTCGGAGGGGGCGAAGAAGATCGTTCTCCAGAGCGCCGTGATTCGGCCTCCCGCGCTCGAGAACAAGGCGCAGCAGCAGCAGTTCGAGAGCCTGGTGAAGAAGGCTGATGGGGGGGACAAAGCGGCACAGGGCGAGATTGGGAACATCCTCGCTCGCCGGGCGGTCTATCGAAGCGGGATCATCGGGAACCTCTCGATCCGCGCCTCGTCGGCACTCGCGGGGAAGCTGAGTCAGCTCGGGATGGGGGAACTCTCGCCGGCTGCGGGGGCCGAGTACATGACCGGAACGGACTCAGACAAGATCGTCGAGTACCTCGGGTACAGGGCGCAGGAGAAGGGAAGCGTCTACAAGCAGTTCCAGGTCCTCTCGACAGTGGCCGGAGTAGAGGGAGCCGTGGTCGATGCGATCCCGCTCTTCATGGCGCTGCCGAACTCAGCGGGTGCGGTGGTGAAGACCGCGATCGAGAAGAGCGCGACTGGGGCGAGGCTCGCGCGGACGGCCTTCGGGAGTCTCGCAGCGAGGTCTCTTCTCCCGCAGGCCGCGGAGACCTTCGTCGGTGGCTTGATGGGGATCGCGCAGCAGAACGCGGTCGCGGCTCTCTCCGCTCAGCCCGAGCTCTACACGGATACCCTTCAGAAGATGGGGAGATCGTTCACTCAGGGGGCTGCTCTCGACTTCGTCGGCGGGATGGTGATGCGCGAGCACATCCTCGGGAAGACCTACTCGATGCTCAAGGGGGTCTTCGGCGGGGTGGGGGATACCAAGAAGCTCGCGGGGAAGGCAATTGATGCTGCGATCGAAGAACTCCCGACGAGTGCCGGGGCGGCGCGGGAGATCAGGGACCTCCAGGGGACTCTCGCCCGGTCTCAGCAGTGGTTTACGGATCGGGCGCTCTCCTCGGGCCGTTCCGGGCTCGAGAGCGTGAATCTCCGGCAGGTCGATCGAACTGTGCTCGCGGCGCAGTCGATGGGCGAGGCGTGGTTCGCGCCGAGCGAGCGAGGGACTTTTCACGTCTTTCTTGGTGAGGTGGATCAGACCGGGAAGCTCACGGGGAGCGGGAGACTCCAGCACGGGGAGTTCAAGACCATCGGAGAGGTGCAGGATGTGCTCGCGAGGCGATCCTGGCAGATCGTGAATACCGACGCCTACTGGCCGACTGAGGCGTCGAAGTCTGCGTTCATGGCGGATCACCGCTGGATGGTGAACCGCGGGATCACTCTCGCGGAGCTTGATGGGGCGCTCTCTGGCAGGAGCGCGAAGGATGCAGCGGCAGGTATCGGCTCGAGGCGCGGGAGGTTCGCGACCGTAGCCTCCAGGTCCTACGCCTCGCTCGACGAGGTCGATACCCTCGCGAGGGGGATCGGCCCGCAAGGGACAGTGGTCCGGGTGGACATCGGGACGGAGACCGGAGAGAAACTCACCCGGTTGCGGGAGGGGAAGTCTCCTGTTCTCGGGTCGGAGCTCGAGCGGTCGTTCCGTGAGAACCCGGGCGGGGATGGGGTGCTCGTTATCAACTCCCTTGCAGATCAGAAGTCGATGGAGATCATCGACGGAGTAGTGAGGAGAGCGAAGGCCGCGGGAGCGGAGGAGTCAGTTGAGGCCCTCCGCGCGGGATACGCGCTGGAGCAGGGCTTCGACGGAACGAGGCTCGCTGATGGGTCCTACGTCTCGTTCAATCCGAGGGCTTCCGTGAAAGCTCTCGTCGCTGAAGTCGATCCCGTGACCGGGGCTCTGAGGAAGAAGTTCGTGCAGGCTCCGGCGGGTGTGAGTGAGAGAGGATCGGTCTCGCTTACCTCGGGTGAGATCGTCCGGGCCGGGTCCCTTCGCGGGAACGCGAACAAGTACGCGGCTGCGTTCCAAGGAACGTTTACCGGGAGGGTGCTGACGCCCCGCGCCGAGACCCTGATGCAGATGGCCGCGGGCCTGTCAGATGCGGATCTCAAGAGCGGGATCAGGTTCAAGGCGCGGGATGTAGCCGGCGGGGATGTGAGCTTTAAGATCCTCACCGACGCGAAGGGGAACACGATCCTCAGCTACCCGAATACGATCAGTACGCCGGAGAGGCAGAGGGCGTTCATCCAGAGCTTCACGAGCCAGATCGACAAGATCTCACCCGCGCTGAAGCACCCGTCAGTGCAGGAGGTGACTTCAGCACTGAAGAAGAGCATGACCCTCAGGCCGTTCACGAACGCAACGGGAGCGGTGAAGAAGAGATGGCTCGCGGGAGTCGTCGAGGACCTCGGCGGTAAGCTGACGGGTACTGCCGAGGGCGGGTACCGGATCGAGCTCCCCGGGAGGGCTCCGTTCCAGTCCCAGACTCTTACGGAGGTCGAGGGAGAGGTTGCTCTCTCGATGCTCGATGAGGGGACGCTGACGAAGGAGCTGACTCGAGCGGGATGGAATGTCCGACGGATGGAGAGCGGGTTCGAGCTGCGGCGGGGATCGGATGTGATCCGTACGCCGGATGCAGCGGGAGCGGCCCGCGCGGCGGGTCTCGCAGACTCTCTCGTCTCCAACAGACTCGCTCCGACCACTGTCCTTCTCTCGAAGGATGCGCTCGGGGTGGAGTACGTCGGGTCGGCACTCGGTGGGAAGGCTCTCCGCGGGACCGCGGCGGATCTCCTCCGTGCACTCGACGGCTTCGTGGATGTGCCAGAGGCCGCGGGGATGAAGGAGATCCGGGAGCTCGCCGAGGGTGTCAGGATCAACCGGTACGTGAGATCGGGCGGGATACGGGTAGAGATGCCCTCTCTCGCGGCGGCCGTGGATTTCGAGGACCTCGCGGGCGCGAGGAAGTTCATCGAGGAGATCAAGGGGAACGATGTTCACACGCTGCGAAAGGTCGCGGCCCGAAAGGGAGTCGATCTCCGGTACGATGGAAGGACTGGGCAGTATCTTGTGACCTCAGCGGGAGGAGTGACGGGGTTCAAGTCCGTGGATGAGCTCAAGAGCGCGCTCTCTCAGATCCCCGATGGAGTCGGCCTTCGGGAGATTCTCTCCGGGATCGACCCGAAGTTCGATCGGGAGATCGCCTCCCTCCAGGATGAGTTCTACCAGAACAACCCGGATCTCGCACGCGCGTGGATGAGCTCCTCCTTCGGCGACTCTATCGCGGACTGGAAGTACGACTTCGAGCCTGAGCTTGTTGACCCACCCGCGGCCGGCACCCTTGGGCGGGTGCTGAAGCATGAGTTCGGGACTTTCAACTCATGGGTGGACTCGACGACGAAGAATCTTGGGCTCCCCGAGCTCAAGAACCGGATCGTGGCGCTCAAGAACGCCACAACCCTGATGGACGTGCGGGTGTCGGAGGCTCACAAGCTGTCGGAGGCGATCTTCTCAGACGGCGGGAAGATGCTGACCAGAGAACGGCGGGTCGCTCTCCAATCCTTCCTCGAGGCCGGGCCTGAGGGCGGGGTGAAGTGGCTGGATGCGGAGAAAGCCTTCGGGCCGCTCTCTCCTCGCGAGAGGCTCGTCGTGGATCGGGTCAGACGAGTGTACGGAGAGAGAATCGGGACGAACGTGAACGGGCTCGCGGCAACGTTCTCGATCCCGTTCTGGAAGTTCATCGACTCCTACTTCCCGCACATGAGGTCGGTCCTGGATTCCGCGGCAGGTCGTGCGGGGTACAAGGCCGCGACTACCGCGGACGATCTCCTTCGAGTGATCTGGAAGGACGGCGTACCGGACGACATCCATGTGTTCTTCGAGAACCTCCGGAAAGATGAGATCGCGCAGTTCGTGATGGACAAGGACTCGCTCTCGGTCCTGATGAGGTACCAGACCCTCGGGTTCAGGAAGATGTACCTCCAGGAGCCGTGGCAGCAGATGTCCTCCTATGTGAGGACGAACGGGTCCTCGCTCCCGAAGGACGTGCAGATGTCCGTTGAGAGGTTCCGGATGATGGCTCTCGGGATCTACAAGACGGACAGTATCAAGCTCGCGGAGCAGGCGGGGATCGGATTGGCGGAGAAGCTCGGGTTCCGCGGGAAGTCCGCGGAGGTCGGGAAGGATCTCCTCAAGGCATACTTCTCGCTGTCCTACGCGGGGACACTTGGGTTCAGGCCGGTGCGAGCTATCACGAACGCCCTCCAGGTCTTCTCTACGTTCACCGCGCGGTTCGACGACGCAGCCTCGTCGTGGACCAGGAAGGCGATAGGGGAGCTCGAGAAGAAGGGTCCTGGGTACATCGAGTATCTGAGGAAGCTGGGGGTACTGCCCGGGACCGCGCCAGTAGTGAACGATCTCCTGACCTCAACCTCAGGACTCGGGAAGTTCACGACGAAGGCGATGAGCTGGTTCAAGAACGGGGACGAGTGGTCCCGGTCGATTGCCTACCTCGCGATGGATCTCCGGTACACGGAGGCGGTAGAGAAGCTCGCGAAGGGGACCTTCGGGTCGGGTGCTGAGGCCATGCAGGGGTTCAAGAGGTACGCGGGCCTGCATCTGATCGAGAACACGAACCCGGATGTGGTAGAGAAGGTCTTGAGGACTCTCGGGAGCGGACTCCTGGAGAATGGATCAATCGACTCGCAGGCGATCGCCGGGAGCCGGCACCTGTTCGCGTCGGAGGCGGTAAAGCAGACCTTGTTCGATTGGAGCTCGCTGAATACCCCCGCGTTCTACTCGAAGTCCCTCCTCGGAAAGCTCTTCGGGAGATACGGGAGCTACTCAGCCGGGTACCGCGCCAACATCATCTACGGGCTGTCGAATGGGACACGGGCGGACAAGCTCGCGTTCCTGACGAAGTTCGTGGGGAACAACCTGGCGGTGAAGGGGGTTCTCGTCGGGCTCGGGATCGCCTCTGCGGACTTCACCCCGTTCGCACCGGCCCTGTTCGGAGGCGGGCCGGACTTCGATCTCGCGACATCTCTGCTCAAGGCGCCCTCGACTTCGTTCAAGGGGAAGCAGGCGAGAGCGGACCTCTTGCGGATGGTCTCTCCCGTAATCCCGGTGATGAAGAATGGGCAGCTCGTAGCGGCGAAGGCCAACTTTCCTTCACTCCTCCCCGGCTCGATGCAGGCGAGGTATCTCACGAAGATGATGGACTCTCTCGAACGGGGGGATTACTACTCGGCGCTCCTCGCGGCTACGATGACTTCTGAGGAGCGGGTGCTGGAGTAGCCCCGGAGAGGGCTGCCTTCACCTGGGCGCGGAACTCTCTCAATTTCATCGGCGGGACGACCGGGAGGAAGATGGACTCCCCGCCGGTCGTCGTGGCGACGATCCCGACCTCCAAGGAGAACCTATCCACATGGTACTCGTACCGGGCGATCTGGTCTCCTCGAGTGAGCCTCCCGCGGTCGTCGGTGAGGGCAATCCGCGGGTCGCGGAGATCGGGGAGGAGACGGAGGCGCTCCCGGATAGCCTTCCGGCGGCGGTAGAAGTAGCACTTGATGCCGTCGATGGAGGCGCCGGAGGCGAGGGAGAGCGCGTGGTAGTCCCGCGGGATCTTCCTGTCCCCGTGAGAGGCGAGCCAGGAGGCGATCCTGCCGTAGGACTTCTCGCGACTGTCCTTGTCCCGCCAGACCCTCGGGTGGGAGACCTTGGGGACACCACCGGAGTCGATAAGCGCTCGGCGGATGGTGCCGTAGGAGGTATCGAGGGCCTTGGCGGTCTTTCGTAGAGACCCGAGGGCTACGTAGGTCTTCCTCACGCGCTCGAGCTCGCTCGCTCTGACACGAGATCGTTCCGGTTTACTCATCTGAGTCTCCTTCTCCTCCGCTCCCCGAACCGACGTAATGATAGACTTCATCGACGTGCCCCGCAACCTTCTCCTGCTGGACAGAGCGGATTGTGATCTTGACCTTACCCTCGGCGGAGAGCCGGCGAATAGCGTCGTTCAATTCGGCCGCGTGGATGTGGGAGTTCCTGATGAGCTTCTCTCGGCTAACCGACCCGCGTCGGTGGATGATACCCTCGACGCGAGCGAGGTCCTCGGAGACCCCGTCTTCGATGAGCATACTGATGAGGGAGCGACTCTCGTCCCAGGTGCGAGAGAACAGGTGTTCGGACGCGAGGAGTTCTTCGAGAGTGATAAGATGTGAGCCGAGAGCGTTCTCGTACCTCTGCGCGTGGATGAGGAGAGCGTTCTTGAGGATGATCTGAGGCACCCGGGAGCGGGCGCCAGCAAACCTCACGTCCATGCGCAGGCGCGAGCGGAAGTCCCCGTACCACTTCTTGTAGTGTGCCTTGGCTTCTGGGTCGAGCCTGTATTCCCCGAGAAAGTGCCCCGCGATGTAACCGAGCCTCTCTCGAAGGTCGGACAGCCGTGGGGCCTTCACGGGAATGATCGGCTCGTCAAAGCAGCGGGCGGTGTCGGACTGGTAGACCACGACGCAGCGGGAGAGGAATCCGTCAGAGGTGGCGACGGAGGGTATCGAGTTCTTGAACCCCTGTGCGGTGGTCAGCGCGCAGAGGGTCGTATGGGTGAAAGGGAGAAGGACCGACCCGCGGCCCATCGTCTTCCACTCGACTCGGTCCTGCGGGTCGTAGAGATCGAGGAGCTTCTCGATCATCCCCTCTTGGTAGGACTTCTTCCCGACCGAGGTAGCCATCTCGAACAAGGAGATCGCGAGTTCGCTGGTGGGCTTGTAGGGGTCGGTGCTCCCGCCGGGAGACATCGCGGCTATCTTCGCCACGTCCTTCTTTCGTCTCCCGGCAGCCTCGACAAGGCTCTGGAAGACAGCCTCGGGAGTGACCGTGCCGGAGAGAATCTCAATTCGCTTCCTCAGCGCGACAGAGGGGTCTTCGATGTACTCCTGCACTCGGGAGAGGACCCGGATGGCCTGATTGAGAGCAAAGTTCTTCTTCACGATCCCGGCGGGGCCAACGACGATGATGTAGTAGTTCGTGTAGAGGCGCTCGTCGGCCCAGGGGAGCCATACTTCCCGCTTGAGGGCGGAGGAGAGCGCGAAGAGAGAGGTCCAGATCGTGAACAGCGCAGGGACCTCTCTCCCGCGGGCGTAGTAGACCATATCGGAGATGAACCCCGCCGGCGGGATCACGTCGTCGCAAGGGTCGTCATCCCAGAACCGATCTGGGTCCTTCGACTCATCCGCCGCGACGGGGCCGAGCGGTTTTCTTTTGCCTGACATCCGGTACCTCAATCGCCTTCAGTTCGCCCCAGGAGTCCTGACTCGAGGAGAGCTCGACGGGGAACGAGACCATCTTACCCCAGAGCCTTTGCGGCCGCTCGAGCTCCTCTTTCATCATCTTCCCGAAGGCCGGAGCTTGGTCCTTCCTTACCTCCGCGGTGAGCGAGTCATGGGTAGAAGCTACGAGCCTCGCGTCGAACTTCTCCTTGTGGAGTCTCTTGAAGACCCTGATCGTACCGTCCATCGCGTACTCTGTCGCGGTACCCTGGATCGGCGTATCGAGACCTTCTCGGATCGCTGAGTTCAGGTCTCCAAGAAGGTACCGGGTCCGGCCGTTAGCCGTGAGGACGGTCCTGGTCTCTGTCACCTGCTGAGTGATCTTCTCTCGCCATCGGACGTAGGCCGGGTGCGCGTCGAGATAGTGTTCGTGGATCTCCTTGAACCGATGGAGGGTAAGGCCGAGTTCGGGCACCTGGAGAGCGACCTTGTAGAAGACTCCGTTCACTGTCCCGCCGTACATCATGCCGAAGATATAGGTCTTGCAGGCTTTCCTCGCAGCGGCCCACCGCGGGTGGTTCTCGGTCAGACCGAAGAGGAGCTTGCAGTTCTCCGAGTGGACGTTCAGGCCGGCGTCGAACTGAGCTTGAAGGACATCGTCCTCAGCCTCGTAGGCAAGGACGCGAAGCTCCAGGTTGGAGTAGTCCCCCTCGACGAAGACGTAGCCGGACTCGGGGACGAAGATCTCCCGGGCCTCCTTCGGGATGTTCTGGAGGTTCGGGTCCGATGAGGCGAGCCTTCCGGTTGCGGTCTTGTGGATCGAGTACCACGCATGGAGCCTCCCGTCAGGCCCGATCGGGAACTCCGTGTAGGTACTCTCAAGCTTGGCGAAGTCCTTGTACTTGCGGAAGAGGTCGATGAACTGTCGGTAGTTGGCGAGGTTCTTCTTCCTCTCTCGATTGTACTCGGTCGGCTTTCTCTCCTCGATCTCGGCGATCTCGTTCGCTGCTGCGATGGAGACCGCAAGAAGAGCCTTCTCATCGGTCTCGGCCTGCCCCGCCTTCGTGGTCCGCACCCGGGCGCGAGTCCGCGGGAAGGGAACGAGGAGGTCGAAGAGATCGACGTAGGACTTGAGGTCAGTGTAGGCTTTCGTCGGTTCCTCGTGGATGACGATAGAGACCGTCCCACCCCGAGCCACTACCTTCTCCTTCCTCCTCGTCACCTTCCGTCTCTTCGACTCCGGTTCGTCGTAAGCTACGAGCTCCTTCCTCTTCTTCTCAAGCCCGGGGGGCTCGATACCGTAGAACAGGAACCCGAGCTGTTGGGCCGAGTTCAGGTTGAAGGTCGGCGGGAGATCGTAGAAGGACCGAACGGAGGACTCGGCCTCGATGAGTTCTTCCCGAACCCAAGCGACCCACTTCTTGAGTCTCTTCTGACTCACGCAGATCCCGTTCCGGGTGAGCTCTACGACGACCGGGATGAGGGGTTTCGAGAACCTCTCGTAGATGTGCCGGGTCTTGTTCTCCTCAACTTCCTTCAGGAGCTTCGGGAGGATGGAGAGAAGCGAGCAGGCGTCGATCAGGTTGTACTTGTGTCGTTTCTCATCCGGCCAGTAGAGCATCCTCCGGGGATCCTCAGCCTCCGACTTCCAGTCCGGCAGGTCGGAATAGACCGAGCCGATGTAGGCCAGATTGTGGGGAAGTTCGGGAGAGATGGAGTGGTGGACGAGTAGAACGTCGTCGATCGGTCCCGCGACAGGGAACCCGTTGTTCCCGAGATGCTGGACGTCGTAGGGGGCGTTCTGGAACAGAGTAGGGCAGCGGGAGAGGAGCGAGCGGAGACAGTGCTCCATCCGCTTCTTCTCCCGGCTGGTCTTCCACGCCGGCTTCCCTCCCTGAAGGAGGAAGGGGAAAGAGATCGCCTCGTGCGGACTCCAGGCGATGCCGACGACGACGATCTCCGCCTCGAAGGGCCGCATCGACTTGTGGGTTTCGATGTCAACGCCGAGGAGCGGGAGAGGGTCGCGCGAGAGGAGGTCTTCGGTGAGCTCCTCGATCCGCTGGATGGAGGGGAACATCTCGAGCGAGAGCTCGGTCTGCTTGAAATTCCCGAGAGAGACCTGGAGGGCTCTGTCGAGATCCCGGCTCCAGGTGGGCTCTTCTTTCTCGGCCCCCCGCAGGAGGTAGCTCGGGTGGAAGGTCGTGAGGAAGGGAATGAACTCGCCCTCGATACCGACCTTGTAGACGTACCCGCGCTGAGACCCGGGCATGATCGAATTGCGGGCGGTGGCCCCGAGGGCGACGAGGACCTTCGCTCCGAGGAGTTTCAGTTGGAGGAGCTCCTGGAGAAGACCCTTCCGACAGCAGCGGATAGCCTCCTGAGCGTCCTCAGAGGAGATGTCGTTCCTCTCCGGCCGGCAGGAGATGACGTTCGTGAAGTAGGCTGTCGAGAGATTGATCCCGACCTCCGACAGAGCCCCCTTCAGGTACCGTCCGGCGGGGCCGATGAAGGGCTTCCCCTCGAGCTCCTCCTCCGCCCCCGGGGCCTCTCCCAGGAACACGATGGAAGGGGCTTGTGCCCGCTCGCAGAGTCCCCTTACCTTCGTGGTGGTCCCGTTGAGCGGGCAATGTCGGCAATCGGCCTTCCGCGTGATCCTGAGCATTCGGTCTCCTCTACTTCAGAACGGCTACGATGACCAGGACGATGATGACGAGAGCCTCGGCCAGGGCCGAGATTCCAAGGCCCCTCTTCCAGGACTCGAGCGAGGCTTCCCGCTTGTGGGAGGCGAGGAGCTCGGCGACAACGGTCTCGGCCTGCGCCCGGATCGGGTCGTAGGCGTCAACGATCGTCTGGTGCTGACCGAGGAGGGTCTTGAACTCCTCGTCGAGCTTCTTCACCTGCTCCTGGAGAACCTTGTTCTCCTGGAAGGCCGCGTTCGCCGCGGCTGCCTCCTCCAAGGTGATCGTGATCGTGCCACCGACCGCAGGAGCCTCCTGCGCGCAAAGATCCTGGGTAAGAAGGAGGGCGAGTAGCGTCAGCAAGATCAAACACCGCGCGAGCTTTCCCATAGTGATCCTTTCCTTTCGTCCGTTCCAGCTGCGCTATATCGTAGAGAATGCAGGCCAGAAGGTTGCACTCCTCCTGCGTATAGAGCTGAGGGATTCGGTCTCGGTCGGTCAGTAGCCGCTTGACGATCTCCGCGATCATCCGGAGTTGCGCCCCGTGCCAGTTGTACGCGCGGGAGAATCTTTGGAGAGGGCTGGAGGACTTCACGGCTCCTCCTTCTCCCCGCCGAAGTTCTTGTGGAACTCGCTCTCGATCTCTTCCGGAGACCTGGAGAGCTCGGTCTTCGTGGCCTTCTCCACCCGCTCCTGAGCATCCTGCATCAGGAACTCATGGTTCTGCTTCAGGACCTCCGGGTCGGTGATCTCAGGCTTCGGCGGGAGCTTCATCATAGCTTCGAGCTCGGCCCGAGTCTTCGCCTCGTCGGTCTTCGGCCGGCTGATCCAGGCGATAACGACCTGGAGGACCCTACCCAGGGCGATGAGAACGAAGGCAACCACGCCCGCAAGGGCGAAATCTTTTAGGTCCATTTTTTCACGTCTCCTCGTCTCAGGCTGCGCAGCGTGAGAATCTGACGATCGTCATCGCGCCCGTACTTATCCGCGTACCCCATCGTTGTTACCTCTACACTGGTAAGGTCCTCGTGACCGTCCATCTCATAGTGTCCTACGAGAAGAACTTCGTAGTGGCCGGGGCAGCCCGCGAGAGCCTCCCTCAGGGCTGCTACAGTAAGTACCCTGGGTACTACTTTGCGTGTCTTCACCATCACTCCTCCTCTCCGCGAATGAACTGGAGCGCGGGGAGCTGCTTCGGCTCGAGGATCACTCCCCAGGAGAACCGGGCGGACTCGAGGAAAGACAGGAGCTTGAGGGAGTCGATCCTCTTCCCCGGGACGACGTACTTGGGGACATCGGCGTTCTTGGGGTAGATCTTGGGCTCGGCCCAGGTGTCTCCTGGGAAGTAGCGGATCTCGTTCGCAGCCCACCCCGGCCAATCCTCCTCAGAGAGCTCGGCGACCTTGTAGGAGGCGAGGTCGAGCCAGGTGGGGAACTCCTGACCAGGGAGAGAGAGGTGAATCTTGAACCCGTGATCGCGGGTGAGACGAAGGAAGGTGGTCATCTCGCCTTCGTCCAGGTCGGCGGTCGATCCGCACTCGATGGACACGACCCGCGAGCGGAGCTTGACGCGCTCCGCCGCGGAGTCGAGCTCCCGCACGAGCGGGACCGGGCCGTACTTCTTGGCCCGAGCCCCGCCCAGCAGGAGGGAGAGTGCGAAGAGGCCCGCCCTCGGACCACCGTCGAACGGTGAGTAGAGAAGGGCGGATACGTGCATCGCCTACTCCTTGTACGCCTTGAAGTTGGAGAAGTCGTTCGAGACCCCGGGGCTCCCGTCCGTCTTCGTGTAGGACCGCTTCTTCGCGTGGAAGGTGATGTCCTTGCCGGCGAAGTCTTCCGGGTCCGGGATCACCTCGCCCTTCTTCCCGCCGAGGCCGCAGGCCAGGGCGCGGGCCTTGAGCATGCCCATCCGCATGTCGGCCCAATCCTCGAAGTGCGGGTGCCCTTCGAGGGGGATGCGGAGGAAGTCGTGGACGATCTTCCCGCTCACATCCGTCTCGTCCTTCTGCTCGGGCTGGTCCGGGCCGAGGGTGTAGGCCCAGTCCCACACGTCTTCGTTCTTCTCCTGATCGGTCGTGACCTTGCAGGACTTGATCGTGGCCGCGTAGTCGTTGTCATCGAGGACGATGATACCCCCGCTCGGGGTCGCCTTCGCGTAGCCGGGATACTTGCGTACTGCCATGTACGCCTCCTTGAGAGAGATTTCGATCAGAGCCAACGGCTCTGGAGAGAAAGGAACACTTTCTGGTTCTCGCTCACGTTCCTGCGATCTTCGTTCTTGACTCCGCCCTGGTCTCGGTCGCCATCCGAAGGATCTCCTGGCGGTACATCTCCAGAGCGAGGAGCTGGACCGCCGGGTGCCCATAGCCTGATACACGGAGCTCTCCGATCGGGCCCTTTCCCTCCTCTGGCGGGTCGAGCTGGATCTGGAGGAGAACGAACGGGCTCTCGTCCTCCGGCCGGATCGCGACTTCCTTGAGATGGTTCATCATCTCGTCGATGGTCTGCGTCTGCATCTTTCACCTCCCTTCTTCTGGACTTCGCTCGGTCGAGCGTGAACTTTGTTGGTCATTTCGAGGAGCTCAGCCTGCTGAAGCCGATTGTGTACCTGGTTGATCTCCCTCGCCAGTTCCTCGGTCGAGACATCAAGCCTCTTCTTGAGCGCCTCGTTCTCGTCGGCCAGAGCTGAGATCAGGTAGAGTGCGTGATCCATGGCCCGGTCCTGCGTGAACGACTTCCCGCATCGCAGGCACCGGCACCAGTGGCGCCGAGACCTACCTGTCTCGTGAAGGGTAAGCCGCAGGTGGGTGCAAGTGAACGTCGGTTCCTTGATGAAGTCCTCCATCTCCTCACCTTCCTTTCTTGATGATCTTGTCGAACGTCGGGTTCTCGATCGGCTCTGGCAGGCGGATGCCCCGGACTCCGAGGTAGGGAATCTCCCGCTCGGGGATCGCACTGAGGTAGTAGTGAGGGTGGGTCTTCTGTCGTCTCTTCCCCTCTCCCTCGTCATCGTACTCGATGTAGGTCAGGAAGACGTTGTTGAACTGACCCGGGATCGTGGCCGAGAGCGCGTTCCCCGTCAGCGCGGGGATCATCCTGACCCCGCCGGTGGACTTCTCGTAGGCGTTGTCGTTCTTCAACTCACTCACGCAGATGAAGTGCATCGGGAGGTCGAAACCGAGCATGAGGATCTCGATGTAGAGCCTTCGCTGGATGATGTTGTAGTCGCTCTTCTCGAGTTGCGGCCCTTTGGCCCGGTTCGCGTACGGCGGGTGAAGAACGATCTCAGCCTCCATCAGCGTGCAGAGTCCGTTCAGGTGGTCGATCACGACGGTCTCCGGCACGTAGGGAAGCTGATCCCAGAATCTCCCGCCCCTCTGGAGGATATCGAGGAGAGCTTCCCGCACGTGGAGGTAGGAGTTGAGCTCACCCTCGGGCGATCTCTCGGTCTCCGGGACGAAGGAGATCGTCGGGATCTTCAGCCCGCGGGCGGTAAGGGTCGCCAGCGTCTTCCCGCAGTCCAGTATCAGCGGCTTCGGGAACGTCGAGTGAAAAAGAGTCTTCCCGCTCTTCGAGGCCCCGACGACGAGTGCCCGTACGAAGGGCGAGTTGTCGCTCTGGGTGTCCATCACGAGCTTCGGCGCGGCGGGGATCCTTCCCTTCGTTTGTGGCTTGGAGCCGGACTTCGGCTTTATCATCTCTCTCCTCTCAGCCCTCGGCCAGACGGTCGAGGATCATCTCGCGGAGGGTTCTGATCGAGCCCTTCTCGCGAACCACGAAGAACGCCGGCGGGGCCTCCCGACGGAGGAGAGCCTCACTCCGGCATATCCCGGAGTACTCACACACATGGCCGTAGGCCACACAGTAGTGAGTGTTCCGGCAGAACAGAGCCCGAGGGTCCGACCCGCGGGCGAAGGCGGTGATCTTCTGGGAGATCTCTGAGTACTTCTGAGCTACCGCCATCTGGAACTGCTCAATCTCTCGCGGCTTGCGGAAGACCTCGATCGGACGTGAGCAGCGGATCTTCGACGGATCGGGAGAGTCCCGCTTCCAGTAGATCATATCGAGAACAACGGCAGCGGGGTCGAGCTTGAGAGCGGCCTTCGTCAGCCAGAGGTACCCGGTAGACTGATCTCCGGATTGGAACGAGTCCGATGTAAGAGTCTCCGAGTACCCCGAGGTCTTCAGGTCGAACACGAGAACTCGCTTCAGTTTCCTTCTCTCGCGCCGGACATCGTCCACTCTCCCGGTGAACCGGTGCGAGGGAAGGCCGGGGACCGGAGTCTCGAGGAGCTGCTCGACCGCGAGCATCTCGTACTCCTCGAGGTCCCTCATCCCTTGCTGGAGGATCCAGGCGTGGACCATCGCGAGAGCTCTCCTCTCGACGACCAGGTCCAAGCCTTCGGACTCGAGCCTGACCTCAGGGTTCTTGATGTAGTCCTGAACGGCCTTCTCCGCGGCCTTCACCCGTCCACCGGAGGTGTAGAAGGCCGCCCGACCGGCATGAACGGCCCCGCCGAGGATCAGCGGGGTGGGTGAGAACTTGGCCTCGATCCCGAGAACGTGCCGGATGAACCCCTTCCACTCGCAGTTCAGGTAGAGATCGAGGAAGTGAAAGCCCGCGAACGAACTGGTGTCAGACTTCGACTTCAGACTCCGGGGTGGGGACTTCTTCGTCTTCGACTTCGCCTTGGGCTTTATCACCTGCCATCTCCTTCAGTTGCGATTCGATCTCCTCGAGAAAGGGAGCCGTGTCGGACACGAACTCGTAGAGGGCCTCCCGGCGACCCTTCTGGGTCGGCCGGATGTAAGGGTAGACGATCGAGCTCTTCGTTCCTCCCTTCCAGGAGACCTCGAAGGGCATGTCCCGCAGGAGCGCGAGGAAGTTCGTCGCATAGAGGATGTCCTGGTAGGACACACGGGTGTCCGGGGAGAAGTAGGCCGAAGGCGCCGGTCCTCTCCCGGCCGCAGGAAAGTACGAGGCGTGGTTCTTCATCACGACCGGGACCCGGTTCCAGGAGTCGGCACTTGCGAAGTCTACTCCGGAGAAGGTCAGGCTCATCGACGGGTGGGTCTGGGCCACGAACCCGCAGAGCTGGAGAGCCATGTTCACAGCGCAGCCGGCCTGAGCGAGCCAGGGCTTCATCCTCCCCGCCGGCCGGGAGAACTCGAGCAGGAGCCGGTTCACGGGAGTGTCGATCTTCCCGCCCTCATCGAGGAATAGCGGGATGAAGTAGTAGGGTCTGCCAATGGGCTTCTGCCTCCAGGCGGGATGGGCGATGACCGGCAGGATGATCGGGGTGTTCTTCAGCTCTTCCTCGTACCCGCAGAGGTACTCGCGGAGGAGAGGGTTCGCGTCGGCGACCATGATCGCGTCGACCCGGATCCCTCGACGGAGGAGATAGCCCGCGTTCGTCGCGCCGGCGATCAGCATCGAGTGGGAACCGCGGGTTTCTCTGAAGCCCTCAAGGGACCGGCCCGAACCGGTGATCGTGATGTCCTTCTCGAAGGGTAGGACGAGCTGATCGATTGAGGGCCAGTCGTCGGGATAGAAGCGGACGAACTCTCTGAGGTTCGCCGCCCATTCGGGGAGCTGGACGGACAGGGTACTGTCCCGCATGAGCTTCCGGTGCCTGTCGAGGGCGGAGAGGAGTCTCCTCTCACCCACAGTCTGGGTCACGATCTCTGTTCCTGCCATTCGATCTCCTTTCGTTGGGTTCCGATAGTATCGTGATCTGACACTTTCGTGTCAAGTGGTTCTCTCCCATCTACCGTCAGGATCTGCCAGAAGTCCGCGGCGCGGGCCTGCATCCCGTCCCGGAGGAAGGCGTGTCCGGAGGGACAGGTATGACGGAAGAGCTCTGTCTCGAGATCCCCCGGGAAGAGCCTGAGGGTGATCTTCCTGCTACAGCCGCGGCAGTAGAACTCGTAGATGATCTTTCTCATCGGCCCTCTCCCAGATTGGTCACCCGCAGGCCCACCCGGGTGACAGAGCCCTCACCCCAAAGAGAGGTCACCCGGTAGGAGTAGGAGTAGACCACTTGCGGGTGTGAGCAGTCGTGGGCTACGAACAGGCGCACGATCCCGAGGGTGATCTCAGACCAGATCCCGTAGTTCGTGAACTCCGGTACGAAGGCTGGATCCGGCCGGTAGTGCATCTGCACGGTCATAGAGCCGCCAGCGGAGAGCCAGGGAGTGAGAGAGAGGCCGAGGGAGAGTCCCACATAGAAGCTATTCCAGCTCTCGGTTTCGATCTTGTACTGTACCCCGCTGCGTTCCCACCCGCCGAAGCCGGCATCAGGGACCCACCCGAGCTCGAGATCGTAGAGGATCCCGATCTTGGCCTCAGCGGAAAGCGTAGAGAGGAAGAGCCCGACAAGGAGAACAAAGCGCCTCATCTCTCCTGCTCCCTCTCTACCATCCGTCCGGCAAGTACCGCGTACAGCCTCAGCGCCTCCTCCTTGGTTCCATGGACAGATACCGTCTCGAGCCCGTTGTACTCCCACTTCACCGCCCACCCGTAGGCGCATGTCTCAGGCCACTGGACGTAGAGAGCGGGGGGAGACTCGGCTTCGGCCGCGGGGTTGCGGATTAGGAATGCCGTGAAGAGCACCGCAACCCAGGTCAACAGGATTGCCAAGCATACCAGCAAGACAGAGTGTTTCATGCCCACTCCTTTCCCCGCACAAGTCCGTCCCTTGGCACCACCCGGGGTATGCAGTCCGGGCAACACAGATCGTGCCGAGCGATTCCGCCTCCCGCGGGCGTCCAGCGCAGGAAGTGGAGCCGCGGGACCTTGCTATGGCACCATGGGCAGGTCACTTCCCCTCCCCCTTGCGCCAGTCCGTGGAGCGGCGGCCATGAAGTATCGTCCACTGTTCCTCCATGGACTTCCCGCTACACGTTGACGGATACCGACCATCAAAGCCTTCCCCACACAGTTTGCACGGTATCATCTCGGGGTGCTCGGCGTGGCGGCGCTCTCCTTCTCCCGCCTCTACCCCGTCAGCCGCCAATCGCGCGGCCCATTCGTGCACCGGCGGAGCTGGCTCCTTGAGTCTGTCCAAGGCCGCCGCGGCTTCGGCTCTCAGGTCCGGCACCGGCGCCCCCACACACCTGAGCAGCGCCCAGAGGTCGGCGGGGGTGGAGGGGAGAGGACCGGTGTACGTTGCGCCAGACTCAATGCACTGGATGCCCAGGGTGGTTTCGTTCATGTCCACGTTGACGGCATCGAGACCGGTACCCATCCACAGGCTCTTGCCTCCCCGCGTCTCCCACCCTGCCCCCACGAGCAGCTCGCGAAGCTCAGCGGCGGTCAATCGGTCAAGCATAGAGCCTCCTCTTGTCTCAGAAGTCCGCTTGATATGCACAGCAACTCTCGACGCATCAGCTCCGTGAGTGACCCTTCGACAAGAGATTGGATGTCATCAGGGGCGTAGAGCTGCATGAAGGCAAGAACCTTACGAGAGGCATCTATGGTCCTGAAAGTGAAGGTAGACCGACTACCCCAGGCTTCACGCATGCGTGCCAATTCCTGTAGGCAATACGCGCGATCCGAGAAGACTGATTCCACGGAATTGTCCGACATCACGCGTCTCCCTTCGGCGTCGGCATCGGCGACCATGCGTGCTCTGTCGCCCTTGTGTTCATCCACGGCCAGATAGAGGGCGGCCACGACGCGATAACGGCCTCGGCGTCCTTCTGCCGAGAGAATCGTAGCGCCTTGTCCGCGTCGAATGACCAGGGTATCAGGTCTGCCGTGTACCACGTAGGTTTGCTATCTGGCGTCGTAGCTTCGATCAGCCATGCGTGCTCATCCCTGCGCTCCTCGCGGAGAGCGGCGAGGTCGGCTTTCGCCGCGTCGAGAGCGCAGAGGAGAGTGGAGCGGTCGGCCTCTGCTTCATCGGCGGCCATGGCGAGGGTCTCGATGGTGAAGTTCTCGCGGCCTTGCTCCTCGATGACGCTCTCCCAGGTCTGGTGAGTCTCCTCCACGCGAGCCCTGATCGCCTCCACCTCCGCGTCGTCGGGAGGGGTGAGGCGCTCGGACTGCTTGAGTAGCAGGATCTTCGCCTCTGCCGCGTAGGCGTTGACCGCGTTGTGTAGCCGTTCCTTCGCTTCATCTCCGTCGATCATGCTGTACTCGGTGGATGCGGCTACTTCGTGCCACCAGTTGACGACGTGCACCGCTGCATCGAGCACACGCTGCTCACTTTCCGACCGCCTCTTCGCCCCGTCGAGAGCGCGGAGGAGGGTATCGACTTGGCGCCAATGGCTATCTGTGACAACGGTACCGGGCATGGTGTGGTAGTACCGGATCTTCTCCACCTCCGCGTCGTCGGTCATGGGGTGGGCTCCTTGCGGTTCAGGCGATGCGATAGGCGATGCGCACGCTTGATAAACCTCCACGGCACTTCCCACTCTCCAGAAGCGTCCTTTCTCCCGTACCAGTACTTCACCACATCGTAGGTGTAGGTATGCAAGCCGGGAGATCCGTAGTTCTTCATAGAGTCTCGCACCGCTATGCACCCGACCCTCTGATCGACGTAGTATCTGTCCATCCCCCTACTCCTCCTTCCCCAACAGCGCGGCACGATAGGCGTCCACGTCGAACTGGTCGCTATATCTTCCGGTCTTGTAGTATGGTAAGGGTCCGAAACTGTCCTTTACCCTGGCCTCTATCCCCCGCAACCTCACGGCCTCGGGGAGAGGCAGGACGGTGACGGGCTCCAGCATGCTGTTCTGGCACGACGGGCAGGCACCGGGCTCGCCAAGCCATATCGAGATCCTGTAGCATCTCACGCATCTCCAGGTAGTCGTCTCACTCACCTTGGGCCTCCTTCGCGGATCATCAGAACGCCTTACCGTGCTTGTACGGGCGCGTCTCGTTGTAGGCCATCTTGGCCACCACGGCTTCCGCCACGTGCAGACCCCGTCTCTCCGCGTAGTGCATGACGCGGATAACGAGGTCGGCGAGCTCGGCCTCAGTCCCCTTGTACTTCGGGATTTTGTCGTCCGGAGGATTGCCGTGACGTAGAGCCTCAAGGGCTTCGGATAACTCGGAGTGCATCAGGGCTATGATTTCCCCGTCGTTGGGGTTGGGATCGTTGAATCCGTGGCGCTCGTTACACAAGAGTACCTCAACAGAGAGCCCGTACCACCCGTCGATGAATGCCTTGCGGACTTCTTTCTCATCCACCGGTTCCCTCCTTCTCAACGTGCCGGTTGCAGCAGAAGTCCTTGCGCGGCGTGTAGCACTCGACATCGGCGCCCCACATAGCGGCCTGCACCCCCTCGTCGAGGCACATACCATGGCTGCCTGATGGGGAGTTGCGCTCCCACTTCGAGCACGTCTCACACGCCATCGCAGGCTTCTCGCGCCGGGCCCCCTTCTCGGGTCGTGGATAGCGGGAGCGGAGAGCCGCTACCTCGCGAACGTTCTCGATCATGGCCAGCTCGTCGAGCGCCTCGTGCCACGCTTCGGCCTTCGCCTCGCACCTGTTGCAGTCATCGCCCGAAGATAGGGCTACAAGTTCTGCTGCTCGCGCCGCGTCCAGTTCGGCTTTCGCTTTCTCGGCCACTTCCCTCTGCGCCACGAGTTGCTCCCGGAGAGCCTCGCGGGCGGCAGAGAGGTCCCACAGGAGTTGGTCCCGCTCGGCACGAAGGCGTCGGATGGTGTTCGCACATTTCAGAATGCGGATGTCTGCCCTGGCAGACTCGTCCCACCATAGCCGGATCGCCTTCCGGTAATCCCTCGCGGCTTCTCTCGCCTCCTGGATGTAGTAGGCGACAAGGCGGCGCCAGTAGGCGAAACACTCATCGAAGTCACCGATCCATCGTACGTCTACCTTCACCCTTCCCCGAGTTGCGCTCTCGTATTTGTACCACCTGCTCGGCCGCGTCATCGGCGCACCCTCCCGGTCACGTCGATAGCGACCACCTCGGAGCCTTTGTCGGGCCTCCAAAACTCCCCGTTGTCCAGCCACGTCGCGGCGTGGAGATCCGTCACCCACCGACCTGGAGGTGTCGAGATGTCCCACCACTTGCCCATGCGCTTGTTACGTAGGGCGTAGAAAGTCTTAGTCATCGGGGGGCCTCCTCACTTATAGCGTGCCGTCCAGGATGATCTTGCTGCCCACCGCCACGATGATGCCGTGGCCGTAGTAGCCGTTGTGCCCGTTGTAGACCGCGAGTTGGAAGTCACCGCGCGAGGTCTTGAAGGTCACGAACTGGACACCGCCGGCTTCGTAAGGGCTCCATCCGTGTTCCTTGTCTGTAGCCTCTTGTCTCTTCGCTTCTTCCGTCAGCTTCCAGGTATCGAGCCGCGTATCGGTCAATTCAACTTCACGAAGGTTCGCGCCAACGAACAACGACAGGTCATCGTCCGAGGCCATGTAGCCCCAGTTTTCGCAGCACGATTGACAGTTGTCGATCAGGACAAGGATTGGTTCCCCTGAGGTCGTGACCTTGTAGCCGTCCATGGATCGGCCTCCCATAAGGATCGACACCATCCCGGAGAATCCGAGATGGCTCCCGTTGGCTCCGTTAAGCGGGGCCGGGTTGCCGAACTCGAAGTTCTTCACCTCTTCGATGGCCATGATCTTGCCGTAACCGGTTTTCTTGCTCATCTCCCCTTCTCCTTCACCGAGACGCATCGGACGCGGGCGTAGGTCGTCTGATACTTGGTGTTCATCTCACACTTTCCCGCGTCGGTACACTTCATCCCGAGTCCGCTCCGTACCATGTGAGCAACTGCGTGGATGCACGGCTTCGCGCAACGTCGTCGTCCGGCATGATCGCACACAACCCTCATGGCTTCCTCCTTACGAACAGACGCTTCGGGTGCGGAGTGTCTATTCCGCACATGTGATCCCGATACCAAACAGTCCACCTCCCGCGCTCGCGGTTGTACCCGATCCAGTAGCCGGAGCACCAGAGCACAGTGGCGAAGAAGATCCACAAGAGGGTAGCGACAAGATCGCTCACGGCTTCTCCTCCAGGGGGGAGACGGAGGAGCAGAGCACTTCGCAGAGATTGTTCCCGTTGCGGTACATCCCTATGCGGTACTCGCCGCCTACGTCGCGACCTTGGTAGTAACCCACAACCGGTTCTCCGCTGGGAATTGCTATGCCCGTCACGACCCACCCCCGCTCCGGCCTCCACTCTGGCGCAGGAGCCGGGGCGATGCGGTCGATGATTCGCTTGACCATAGCGCAATCATCAGGGTCGCCTATCCAGTTGTACCACCGATTGAACGCCTCCCGCTCCTCGGGCGTGAGCAGGTCCGCGGTGGGCTTGGCGGCGTTCTCGCACGGCGCCTCCACGATGGCCCGCAGGCGCTTCACCTCGTCCATCAGCACGCGAATGCGAGAGCCCGTGCACGTCGTATACTGCCCCTCGCGACGTGCCCAATCCATGGCGGCAACTACGGCCCGGTCGTGGGGTGTCTCCTTCCCCGCCTCCTCCTTGGCCTCCGGCTTGGGGGAGTCGAGGAGGTACCAACCGTCCCGCCACGTCGAACTTGCTATGTACCCTACTGTACATGCCAACCACGTTGGTACGGCGCTTAGGTGTGATACGTGCCACCCCGCAGCCGCCTTTAGCACGGCCCACTCCCTTGACCCCTCCTCCACCACCACGGCGGAGAGGGGGACGGGCGCGTGCATCTCGATGTCACCAGAGCACGGCGTCTCACGGTAGTCCTCACGAAACATGGACTTACCGTGATGACTCATGTACCACCGCTTCTTGTCGTTCATCTTTGTCTCCTTCGGAAAGAGGCGCGGGGCGGCTCCGGTTCAAGGTCGGGGCCGCCCCTCAGCAGGCCAGCGTGGGCGAGTAACGGACTGCGCCGTAGCTGTTGATCGGTGCGCCAAGCGATCTGGCTCCCGGTCGGGGCTCCTCCGAGGGAGGAGATCGGTCCGATCCGGGAGCGTTAGAAGGGGTGGGAGTCGAACCCACAGATCCGCGCGGGGAAGACCGGGGTATGGGGCCGGTCTTCTTACCTTCGCCCCGCCGACGCTCACCACGTGCGGCCCTTCTCCATCAGGTTCCCTTAGAAGCTGGTAGGGAGCCTGCAAGTCTCCAGAGGGGTAGAGAGGGGATTCGGACCCATCCTCCAGGTTCACAGCCTGACGTGCTACCGTTACACCAGCTCTACCGAGAAGAAAGGCGGGCCGGGCCAGCCCGCCAGAGGACACCCTAACGGCCGGCAGGAGGAACGATGAGGCTTGCCCAAGGCCCCATCCCTCCCGGAAGCGTAGTCCCTCGGCGGCACCGAGTCAACCCGCCTTCGTCGGGACCAGAGATCAGACGGACTTGCGGAGAGAACCGGAGTTGAAGAATCGGACCCCGGGTGGAGCTCTCTCAGGGTCCTTGAAGGCTATCGCCTGCTTCGTGGCGAAGGAGGAGTCGAAGGTCACGTACTCGCGAGGAGTGTCTCCGGAGAGGATGGATTCGAGGAGGCGAAGGAAGGCCCCGGGGGAGTCGTCGAGATCGGCCTCCCACTTGTCGGCGAGAACCAGGCCATCGAGAGCAGGGGTCTCGACCGCGGGGGCGGTCTCCTTGGCAACGAGGGCTGCCTCGGACTTCGTCAGCCCGCTCTTCCTGAGCTTCTTCGTGTCCTCGTCGATCTGCTCCTGCCGACGGATCGCGGCCTTCTCCTGCTCGTCGAGGATCCACTTCTGGAGCTTCTCCTTGATGGTGGTCTCGCCGGAGGAGAGGAGTCCTTGGAGGCGCTTCATCTCCGCCCGGAGTACCTTCGCGGGAGCCTCGATCTTCGAGATCTCCGGCTTGTAGATCGAGTCGATCTCCTTCGATGTCGACTTGATCTTGCCGAGGAAGGAGTTCGCGGTCTCCGCGTCGGCCTGGGAGGAGATCGTGACAGAGTCGAGGTTGGCGAGGACAGACTCGACCGACTTCTTCGCGACCAGGTATTTCCCGCCGGCGACGGCCGGAGGGGTGGCGGGGGCCTTCTTCTTGGCCATCTTAGGGTCCTTTCTTCGGCGCGGGGCCGAGCTTCTTGAGTACCCTCGATGAGAGGGCGAGGGAGATGATGGAGAGAACGATCGAGAGGAAAGAGGAGATCAGGGCGAGGACGAAGGCGAGGAAGATCAGAGCCATCGGTCGATCCTTTCGAGCTCCCGGTCGGGAGGTTCGGGGTCGGGGGGAGAACAGGAGAACTGGGTTTCGAGGAGGATTCCGGTCTGGGTCATACGCTGGACGAGGACGGAGGACCAGCGGATGGACTTGCCCCAGGATCGTTCGTGCAGGCGGTCGAGGATCGCGTTGTAGTTCTCCTTCTCGTTCAGGATCTCTTTCACCTGCTCGCGAGTGATCGAGGGCGGGAGAGAGAGACGGACTTCGCCGCCGGCCGTGGGCCGGCTGTCGATCCCTCGGGTAGAGCCGAAGTCGTAGGGGCCGATCCCGAGGTCGTCGGTCTCGACTTCGAGCTCGGGCTCGCAGGCGAGGATCAGGGAGAGGATGTCTTCGGATTCGGTCGGGGTCATCTGGGCGAGTCCTTCCCACGCTCTTTCGCGGGATCTCCCGCGAGGTCGAGAATCCTGACAGGTTCTCCGTAGGCGTCGTGCCAGAGGGCGCCACAGTGACCACACGTGCCCTCTTGCACTGCTATACCCACCTCGATGTCTACGGAGCCGTATGAGGCGTCCTCGGCGCTTTCTCCGCAGAAGGGGCAGTGATCGAGGTCTGTGGTCTCGATGTCGCCGTCGCACGAGATGTGTAGGAGCGGCGGCCTTTCGGTGTCCGCGAGCGCGGCGCGCTCCTCAGCGATTCTCCGATCGAGCTGGGCCTCGTTCTCGGGAGTGAGGTTGTCTGCGGCCGTAAGCCGTACGATCTCCGGCTTATCTTTGGACTTCGGGTCGCGGGCGATGTAGAGGATGTCGAGGGATTTGGGGTCGTCGGATTGGATCGAGGTGACGTGGCCGCCCTCGACGACGATGCATAGTTTCATCTCAGGGGTCCTTTCTCTTGAGATCAAGGTATCAGGGCGATAGGGGCTGGATCGAGGGGTGAGGAGAAGATTCTTCCGGCTCTGTGTCATCCCATGCGCAGGGGATTTCCCCCCGGCACTTCCCGGCGTGCTCACACTGGCCCTCGGGGGACAGATGGACGATCTCCCCGTGGTACTCTGCGGATTCGTAGGGGCAGAACATGGTCCAGCCCTTGTCTGTGCGGGTCATGGGAATCCTTTCCCCCGGGCTTACGCGCGCCCGGGGAAGTGCGAAAGGAGATTCCGGGCTCTCCCCTGCCCCCGACCCTGGCGCGCTCGGTTCCCGCTTGATCCCGACACGCGCTTTTGGCTACCTCTCTTTGGCCTTGGCTATGGCCGCGCGGGCCTTGTTGATCCAAGGGACTTCGGCAAACGCTTCGGGGATTGTGCCGTCCTCGGGCCATGGGATACCCCTTGCTTCGCAAGCAAACCCTACGGCAAAGCGCAGTGTTTGCATAAGTGCCTCCAGAAGATCCGGGGCGGCGGCGATGAGGCGCGCGTTTGCTTCGTTGTCGCAAGTGGCGACGACGGGTGCTTTCCATCCCCGGGGCGCTACTACGAAGTAGTTCGGTCCGTTGTTCTGGACCGCTGCGCTCGCTATCCACGGTCCTTGTGTGTGTTCCATAGGTTCCTCCTCTACCCCCAGCCCGGGGTTGGACCGGGCCTTAGCGACACTGCGGGGGGCTATCCCAGAGCCGGATGCCCCGGATTGACGACGTAGATATGCAGATGCCCCCGACCTTTGGGGCGGTACGGGTCAGAGCACAGACGAACCCGGAGCATGTCACTGCGGCGCTCTACCCACGCGAGCACGGTATGATATGTGTCGGGCGTACAAGCCCACGCGGCGTAGGATACGCCCCCGGACGCTTTGCCCCATCCTGATAGGCAGCGGTCCGTGCCCACTACGAGCACGGGATGCGTCGTGTGCTCTGTTTCGGTCCTATCGTCCTGGATTTCCATGTCATTCCTCCTTGTTGCACGCTTCCAGGAAGCGGTCGCGGTCGAAATTGGGGTTGAGGCCGGCGCAGAAGTCCGCGATACCCTCGCGGATTTCCGTCCAGGTTGTATCCTCCTCGCCATTGGGGTCGCGGGTCGGTCTCGCGTTCGCGAGGATCGCGGCCAGGGCCTTGAAGTGCTTCTTTGTCAGCATAGTATGTGTACCTCCTTACGGGGCCTATGCCCCATTTCGGCCTTCCGGCCATCATCAGAGGAGGAAGGGGTCAATCGTAGTCGTCGGGGTATTCCTCCTCGTCGGCCGTCTCTTGGTATTCTTCTTCAGTCCATGTATCAGTGTGGATGAAGCCTTGATCGTCCTCAGACTGCGCGATGTAGCGCGCTTCGGCAGGAAGCTCGGGCCATTCCGCGCGATCCTCGGGCGTGATTTCGTAGGTATCCCAGCCCGCTATGGTGTCGCCCCCGCCGTCCATGTACCAGTCATAAGCCGCGAGAGCATAGACCGGTTCACCCTCGAACTTGCCAGGGTCCACGATCCTGCCGTTCTTGACGGTGTAGCCTGCGAGTAGTTCCTGTCGGTTCATGGGTCGATCCTTTCCGCCCCCGTGGGGGCTATTGGCCGTTATAGGCTCGCATGCATTCCACGGAGCAGAAGAGCCCCGGGATCTGCGATACACGGCCGTCGTCGTATTCGATGCGGTAGGAGTACAGGATCGGGCGCTTGGCCTTGTCGTGGGACGTGGAGCCGCACCAATCGCACGTGCGACCCTTGCCCATGGTAGATTCGTGGAGGGTCTCGCGGTGCAGTTCCTCTCGGGCGAACGGGTCACGGGATATGTAGGCCACGGTCATACCTCCCTTGATCCACAGCGCGGGCGCTTGGACGTACCGCCGTCGATGATATGGCGGACTTCGTTGTCGATGATCCTGTTTTCTTCGTCTATCCATGCGTAGGATGGACAGAAGCCGCAGTGTCGGCAACGTACAGGGGAGTGTAGCCCGTTTCCCGTGAAGTCGTGCAGTATGGCATGATCTTGTAACGGATTCATGGTCGATCCTCCTCGTGCCCGGGCTTGTGACCGGGCCGCGCATTACCAGGGGCTGAGCCCCTGGCGGTCTGCTACCTGGCTGTGCAGAGAATGTCCCGCGCGGTTTCTAAGGCCATGGCGCGGGCCGCCGCAAGGTCGGCGTCACGTGTGCGCCCCTTTGCGCGCCGGTCGATGTATACTTCCCATGCCTCATAGATCAGGCCGTCAAGTAGCTCGATAGCGGTGTTCCGCGCCATGTCAGTACCCCCTTCTCACAAGCCGGTCGTATAGGTCCTGGCCTTCCGGGTCCAGGGATTCGTACGCGATTCCGCCCGGCGCGGGATTGAACTTGCCGGGGCGGGTCACGGTGCAGAGGAGACGGTAGCTATAGCTGCGCTCACCCATGCCGTAGTCGTTTGCGTACGCGTAGAGAGCGCAGTAGACGCTCATCATGCGTTCGGATTTCCTCTGCGCGAGGATCTCCTCTTGTCGGGCGGTCATACACAAGGCCTTTCCGAGCGGGAGAGGTGCGCCCGCGGAGGTGCTTAGGGGCGCTTGACTGCTCTTTTCCTCTCCCGCTCTGTCGATCCGGTCTATTCGTTCCTGCCTGACAACCGGAGTATGGCAGGGGAAGGGGGGCTGGATTGAGGGTAGGGGGAAGATTTTACAATCGGGGGGCGGGGGGCGGGGGAGCCTAAGATGGAAGGGAGGGCGGCTCCTGAGGGGGCGCTCCGGCGGCTCCTGGCCCGTTTGTGTCAGTACGTAGCGGGAACGGGGGCATTACGTAAGGGGGCGGAATCAGGTATCTCCTTTGGCGGTAAGGAGTTAGGAGAGATTCGGAGGGAAATACGTAAATAACGGAGGGTACGTAGGGAGGGGGGTTTTGTTTGATTGTTGTTCAGACAAGGGTGGGTGGTTGGCTGGACAAGGAGTCTGTCTATTAGTGAGGCAGTAAGGATTGGAGCGCCCAGGATTGAACCCTACTGTGCAAGTTTGGATTGCGGGGTACAATATTCCTTAGCCGCACAACTATCTCCGCTCCTTTCTCCCCTCTTTCTACGTAGTAGAGTAGTAGTAGGTAGTAGTAGTAGTGGTAAGTAGTGGTGGGGTAAGGAGATAGGGGCCAGCGGGGGGTGTACGTAATGCCTACGTTTTGGCTCCGTTTCTGTTACGTTGTGACACAAGTGAGCCAGGGGCAGGCACGGAAACCCTCATTTACCCCCCTCTTTTCTCTCTTCTCTCATCTCCTTCAATCGCTATAGGATTGGTAGTGATTGAGAATGGGCACGAAAAAGCCCATCCCGGGATGCCCCAGGATGGGCTGTAGGGCCTTTTATCGGGCCGTAGAGCGGCCCGCGCGGGCCTCTCCCTATCCCAACACCTCCCGCGCGCCGGCGGAGGCCTCTGTCCACACTGTGGTGGCTCTCAGAGGCCTTTCGGGCACTACCTCAGCCGCGCCTACGATCAGATCCGCGAGGCCGGGGAGGCGGGGCGCGTCGTGGTCTACTCCCGGCCCGCGCCAGGGGAAGATCGACCCGACCGATTCGGGGTCCGTTCTCCGGGTCGCCCGCAGGTGCGCGCGGAAGGTGAGCTGCGCGCGCTCCACACTCTCTCGGTTCTCCTCCTTGATTCGATCCTGCCGCACGGCAAGGGGGGCGATCTTGACCTCGATCGTGCGCGAACCAGGCAGGGGCCGGGAGACGTAGACCACGGCCGATGATCTCCTCTCACGGAGAACCCGTTCGATGGTCGCCGCCACTGCCTCCGGTTCCGCGTCGATCCATATCCCCCGGCCATCTCCCAGATCGACCTTCGTTCGCGCGACGGGGAGCGGAAGCCGCGCTTCCCATTCCAGCAGCACGGTCTCCCCTTCTCCCGCCCGGCCGTGGTGCGAGCGGCGGCTCGCGGGAGTGAGGTACTCCCCGCGCTCCTGCCTGTCGTGAGCTGCCTTCGCGCGCTCAACCATCATCTCTACCATCATCTTCTTTGTCATCTCCATACCCTCCGTTCGCTGGCGGTTGCTTGTCTGCACACTCGCCACTATGAGTGTACTCCTGCCTATGGGTGGGCGCCAGCCCCGCGAGGGGAAAGGGGACAGGGGGGCGGCGAGTGTGTTAATACCCCCCTCCCAACCGCTCTCATATCTTCAACCTGACACCTTCGTTACAGGAGACCCTCCCTCTCTCCCGCTCTGTCACACCCGCTTGACACCACCGGCCCCGCGGACTACCCTCTCCTCGATGCCCAAGAGAGGAACCGACCCTAAGCCTTCCACCCGCCGGCGTCTCGCCGGCGTGACCGCTACCCCCGTCCCCTATCCCGCCGGCCTTGCCGGCGGTACCGCCTGTCCCCGCCCTTCTCCCGCCGATTCGCTCTCCCCCGGCGAGATCATCTCCGGAAGAGCCCTCGAAGAATCGGAGAACGAGCCCCTCCCCGCGGGGGACCCTCCCGCCGAGGTCTCCTCTCTCCCGCCCGTACCCGCGGCCCTGTCCTCGCTCCCGCCGGAGACCCGGGATCTGGCGGGAACCGAAGTCGATGAGGACTCCACCGTCAAGAGGCTCCGCCAGAGACTCGAGTCCTACGGAGACATCGCGATCTCCACCCTCGCCGAGGTCTCCGTCACTGGCGACAAGGACGCCGCCCGCGTGGCAGCCGCAAATGGAATCCTCGACCGGATCGGTCTCGTGAAGCCCCGCGAGCAGGCCGCCGGTTACGATGTGCCCTCGGCGATGATCGCGAACGCCCTCGCGGGTCTGGCCTTTGTCACGGGGAGGACGATCTCTCCCGACGCGCTGGCCAGAATCCGCGATCTCGGGTCGGAGCCTTCGACGAGGGTCTCCTCCCCTCCCGTCGCTCCTGCGGCGAGAAAGGCTTCTGGGAAGAAGACCCCTCCCTCCCCTCTCACCTTTGCCCAAGAAGGAGAACCCTGATGAAGAAAGCCGATGCGGAAGACCTCAAGGAGGAGGCGAAGGCGAACCGAGAGGGGTTCTCTCGTACGGCTGGAGAGGCTCCCGCGAGGGACTCTCCCCCCTCTCCCATCCTCCTCGAGGGCCTTCCCCCGCCCCGCGGGCAGCTCCGGCCGGCGAGGAAGAGAGGGAAGAGATGATTACTCCTCGGCAGGTCATCATCGAGACCACTACCCGCTGTAACCTCTCCTGCCCGGGGTGCTACCGGGAGAGGGCCGAGGGGAACCTCGGGATCGACATGAGCGAGGAGGTCTTCGACTCTCTGATCGACGAGATCTCCTCCTGGGACCCGAAGCCGGAGGTGATCCCCTTCTGTCACGGGGAGCCTACGCTCGACCCGTCTTTCCTCCGGAGGCTCGGAGATCTTTCCTCGAAGGGACTCCGCTGGAAGTTCTGCTCGAACGGCACGACCGAATGGGGCGGGTGGGACTCCGTTCTCTCCTCCGACTTCTGCGAAAGCATCCTCTTCTCCATCGACGGGTGGGAGTCAAAGACGATCGTGGAGAAGAGAGGACTCGAGGGACTCCGGGCGCCTCTCCAGATGCAGAGACTCCTGAAGGAGCGAGCCCGGGTGGGTGCCTTGAAGCCCTGGCTCGGGGTGAGGATGAGACGGACCGATCAGGACTTCTCCGAGGTCGAGGCTTTTCTTCGCGGCTGGCTCGAGATCGGCTGTGACCTTGTTCTCGTCTGCCGGGATGTCCTACAAGAGCCTCGTCGGGTCGAGTCTCACCCCACCTGCTACTACCTTCTCGGCCGGACGATGGTGGTCGATGTTCACGGAGAGGTCCACCCCTGCGATCGAAGGGTGCCGACGATCGGGACCGCGAAGGCTGGGACCTGGCTCGAGACCTTCAATCGGGTCGCTGATGGGTTCTCCATGTCCGTTCTTTGCCGCTCCTGCCCGCAGCGGTACTGCGGGGAGGGGATCGCGGGAGAGATCCAGTTCAGATCGGACCCGACCGGGAAGCCGGTCTTCTTCCGAGAGGACCAGTTCCAGCAGATCTTCTCGAGGACGGACGTGCGGGAAGGGGTATCGTGGAGGAAGTGAGACCCGAGCAGGTCTCCGGCCTCAAGCCCTCGCCTGATCTCTTCATTCGAGCACCTGATTTCGCCTTCACCCCGCACCCGCTCGCGCCTCTGTTCCCGACTCGGGAGGAGATGCTCAAGGTTCTCGGGCAGCTCATCTCCGAGCTCTCCTCGCCGACGTTCTCCATGACCGGGAAGACTCTCCGTGAGTACCTCAGACAGATGGGGCTCGTTCAGCTCTGGTTCTTCGAGAGGTTCATCCTCGGGGCGACTGGGCCGTATGAGCAGCTCAACACCGAGGTTCACCTCGATATGGCGAACTTCGGCCAGAGCGAGCTCGCGCTCCGGCCGGGAGCCTTGGCCGCCGCGTTCCTCTTCCGCGGGATCTTCAAGACTACGATCTTCGGCTCGGGGAGAGGGCACTGGCTCTGTACGAGGGATGGAAACCAGAGGTATCTGATCTGCATGAACACCGCGGGGAACGCCGCGCGAGTCAAGTCGGTCATCAAGGAGGTGACCGAGACCAACCCGCTCTACGGATGGCTCTACCCGGAGGCCGTGCCGAAGCCTGGGTCCGACCGATGGAACAAGGAGGAGATCGTATTCCCGCACCGGACGAGAACCTTCAAGGAACCGTCAGTCCTCGCTATGGGGATCGACTCGATCCTGGCCTCTCTGCACTGTAATGACATCTACTGGGATGACCTCGCGGGGCTTGAGGGTCTCGACTCCACTATGAACATCTCCGCCGTGATGGAGACCGCGAAGAAGAACTTCAGGTCGAACCGGATTCCTCTTCTCCAGTCGAAGCGAAAGAGTAGGACCTTCTACGCGAGTACGTTCTACGCGCCGGACGATGTCTCGATGACCGAGGTCGTCGCCTACTGCCGCTCCTGCTGGGGGTATCAGGACCCGGAGGTTATCAAAGAGGTCGATGGCGGGGACTGGGACATCTACTACAGGTCGGTAGTAGAGAACGGAACCGCGATCTGTCCGGAGATCATGGATGAGAGAGAGTACGAGGCCCTTCTTCTCCGGGATCCCTGGACCGCACTGACCCAGTACGCAAACTCGCCGAGGAAGGCCAGACAGGGGGGATTGACCGGGAAGCCCCGCTCGTGCCGGCTCGGGTGGGACAAGGACAGAAGACCGTACGTGGTAAAGAGGGGAGATCAGAACTTTGGCGAGAAGGACTCCCTTGTCTTTCTCGGCTCCTGCTTCGGGATGGTCACCGTCGATCCGGCCGGGACAGATGACAAGGTCACCTCGCGGACCTCGAGGTCCTCTGTGGGAGTGTGGTTCAGGGACTCCGAGGATAACCTCTACCGTGTGTGGCAGAAAGTCGGGTACATCGGCGACGATGTCCTCTATGATGCGATCTTCGAGGCAAACAAGATCTTCTCCGGGTACCTCATCGGGACCGTGTTCGAGAAGGTCGCGATGCAGAAGGTCATGTATAAGCAGTTACAGAGGGAGCAGGCGAAGAGGGGAATCTACCTCGCCCTGATCCCTGACGATGTGAGGTCGGATAAGGAGGCGAGGATCAGACACGGGCTCGGCGGACCGTTGAGGGATGGGAAGATCTTTCTCGCTGACGGTTGTGCGACGGAGTTCATGGAAGAGCTCCTCGCGTTCCCGAGCCCGCGGCTGGATGTGTTGGATGAGAGCGAGAAAGCTCTCCGTCTTCTCCCGAAGCCTTTGACCGAGGTAGAGGAGATGGAGTATGAAGAGACCGAGGCTGAGATCGAAGAGAGCCGGTCACTGAATGCGTTTGGGTACTGAGAGAGGAGAAGAGAGATGTCCGATGCGAGCATTGAGGTAAGGATCGGGGAGATCGGGAGAGAACCTGAGGTTGAGGGAGAAGAGGTCCCCGCCGAGGACTCTCCTGAGAACCCGTACTCAGGAATGATTGTCTCCGATGAGGAGATGGTGAAGGAGATCCTCGAGTACCTCGAGAGGGAGATGACCCGCGAGGAGAATCGGAGGGAGAAGCTCCTCAAGAGATGCGCGACGTATCGGAGACAGCTCGATGCGCTGCCGAAGGAGGAGACCCGGACGGGGCCGATGAAGAACCCCTCCAACGTGGTCCCGCCCCTCGCGATGATCCAGGGTCAGGGGATGTACGGGCACATCCACGCGCACTTTTCGGAGAGGAAGCCGTTCTGGACCGCGAAGGCGATCAAGGACGACAAGGAGACGAGAGAGGACGCGAAGTTCTGGACTCGGTACCTGGGCCTGCTGTCGGAGGGAGAGGGAGACCTGAACCTGCCGGGGGCGGAGGAGACCGTCTCGCTCGAAAGCGCCGTGATGCCCGTGTGCTTCGTGAAGGTCCCGTGGACGACGATCGAGTGGAACTTCAAGGAGAAGGACTCGGCGGGGGGATGGGGGACCGTATCGACCGTGTTCAGAGACGGTCCGGAGCTCGTGCCGATCCCGATCGAGGATGTGCTCTACCCGGGGCAGTGGAAGACCGTCTACGAGATGCCGTGGATCTCTCATCTCCTGCATTTGCCGGAGCATACTGTGGAGATGAACGGGGCGACCGGGAAGTGGAGGAATACCGAGAAGGTCCTCGACTACGCGCGGGAGCACGCGAATCCGGAAGAAGCCCAGAGGGATCAAGCCGAGGGGAAGGGGGCTGAGAGAGGGAAGACCCTGGACTTCTGCGAGAGCCACTTTTACTGGGACGTGGATGGGGATGGGAAAGTAGAGGACATGATCTGGGTCATCCATCGGGAGAGCGGGACGGTTCTCCGGATGGACTACAACGAGCTCGGGATCAGGCAGTTCGTGGACTTCAACTTCATGTTCAAGACCGGCTCGATCGAGGGAAGGGGAACGGGCCAGATCTGTTCGACCCTTCAGGATGAGGCTGAGGGGATCCACAACGTCAGGAATGACGGGATGAAGCTCGTCAACATGCGAATGCTCGCGATGCGGCGGGCCGTGATGCTCACCAATAAGGAAGACATCTACAACGGGAAGATCTGGCAGTGCGACACGCCGAAGGAGGATATCGCTCCGATCCAACTCTCGGAGGTCTACCCGAGTTCGCTGGAGGCGGAGAACTGGACCTGGGCGATGGCTGCGCAGGGGACGGGGAGCCAGGATCTGGCGGGGCAGCCGAACGCGCAGCTCGGGAGTCGGGATACGTATCGGGGGACGGCACTGAGGACTGGGAAGGCGGGGAGTATGTTCTCCGCGATCGTGAAGAGGATGGAGAGGCAGTGGGGGAAGGTCGCGATGCTGGTCGTGTTCAACCTGATCCGGAATCGGGATCGGGTGCTCGCGAACGAGCGTGAGGCGGGGAGATTGAACCAGAGAGAACTCGGTCTCCTTGAGAGGGTGCTCTCCGTGAAGGTGAGCGAGCTGCCGAAGAGGTTCAAGTTCCTGGTGAGGACAACCGATCTGGACCTTACCTATGAGGCCCTGAAGCAGTCTGTTCTGACCCTGAACCAGGTCCAGGGCGCGTACGTGCAGCAGATGCTCCCCCTCGTACAGACCCTCTTCGGTCCGCAGCAGAAGCAGATCCTTCAGCTCATGCCGGAGCTTTACCAGTTCATGCTGAAGATGCTCTCCGGTCAGACGAAGATGACGGAGTCGATCTTCAAGTTCTTCAACGTGGAGGATACCGAGAACTACCTGCCGTCTACGGAGAGGTGGGATCAGCTCTTGGAGGTGCTCAAGATCATGCAGGGAGGAGGAACAGGTGGGCAAGGAACGAGAGGGAGTGAGGGAGAGACCGGAGGGCCGGCCGGACTCGCTGGTGCCGCAGGCGGGGGAGGGGGAATACCTGCGAGTACTGAGTCTTCTGGGGGCGGAAACGGAGGAGGAGAAGCAGGCGCTGGCGGAACTCCGGGAATCCGCACGGGAGCTCAAGCGGGGTGAGGGATACCTCGCCTTCGCTAAGGTCTGCTCGCTGATCCGGGTGTCGGCGACGGAGACCTTGAAGAAGTCGAGGGAGCCCTGGGAGATATCGAAGGCCCAGGGAAGGATCGAGACCATCGAGGAGCTCAGGGACACCCTTGAGTTTCTCGTGAGAGAGGAGAAGGAGGAAGAAGATGGGGGATGAGGAGAGGATCGAGGGGATAGAGCCGGGTCGGGAGGAAGAGACCGAGCTCGTGATAATGGGGCCGGAGGAGGCTGAGGCAGCGGCGAAGGCTGAGGCTTCCCGCGGGCAGCCGGCGGGGGTGACTCTGACCGCAGCCGAATACGAGGCCCTGAAGAGAGAGGGTGCCCAAGCTGGGGCCATTCAGGCGGGGCTCGAGGGCCTTGCCTCGAGGATGCAGCCGGTCGTGGTCAATCAGCCCGCGGCCGTGGCCGTTCAGGAGACCGAAGAAGAGAGAGACGCGAAGATCGAGGAGGAGCTCTTCGCGAGAGGGAAGGGTCCGAGGGCGATTCGGACCCTCGCGAGGGAGGAGGCGCGGAAGATGGTGGCGCCGGCCCTCGCCGAGCTCCTGAGAGACAGTCAGGAGCAGTTCGATGTGCTCCTCGAGGCGCATCCGGAGAAGGGCCCGCAGCTCAAGAAGTACGATGCGGAGGTGAAAGAGGAGCTCGCGAAGCTCACGCCGGCTCAGAGGATGCTGCCGACCTCGAAGATCAAGGCTCTGGATAGGGTCCTCCAGCGGCACGGGCCGGAGTTGGAGGCCGATAGGATCTCCCGGGCCGTTGACGCGAGGCTCAAGGAGATGGGAATCGAGGTCAAGGACGGAAAACCGGTCGTCGCGGGGGCGAACGGGAAGCCGCCCGCGGTCGGAGCGACCGAGGCGGGGGGCCAGAGCGGGGCTTCTGTCTCCTCCGGAGGCGGGGGGAAGAAGAAAGTCGTGACCGTGACGAGGGAGGAGAGGGCGAGGTGGTCGGCGGAGGCCGAGCGGAGGCAGATCGACCCCGACGAGTACATGCAGACGAAGCTCCGCGGGCTCGGTAGGCTGTAGAAAGGAGAGAGAAGATGGCGAAAACGAAGGACGAGGTCGAGAAGGGTGTCGAAAAGGAGAGCCAGGGCGAGGGAACGGCGAAAGAGCCTGTCCGCGTGAGAGTGAATCTGGACACGCCGGTCGAGAAGATCGTACAGTTCGACTCGGAGGGAGCCGAGCTCGTATGGGATGCGGATTCGATACCCGATCTCGAGGAGACGGTCATCAGGAAGCTCTCGTACGAGAACGCGAAGCGATACTTTCCCGCCTTGGCGGAGGCGAAACGACGGCGGGTGAGGAAGATGATCGAGAAGGAGACCGGGGCGGGGGCTCCGTTCGCCGTCCGCGATCTCCTGAAGTTCCAGACCAAGAAGCTGAAGGTCAGGGGCCGCCGTGGGTGGTATCAGACGTGGGTGAGAGGGGACCAGTTCGACGACGCGGTGACGGAAGGGAACTTCGTGCAGGTGAGGAAGTGCGCGAAGGAGCATCCCGCGGAGAAGCCGGGGGAAGAGACCGGCGAGGTGCTGAAGATCAAGGAGGGGGAGGACCGGTTCTTGATCGCTGTTGAGTGCCCGGATGAGCTCTGGGAGCAGCACCTGCGGGCGATGAGCTATCTGAGCCACCAGAAGTACGCGCATGACCAGGAGGAGACCTTCCGGGCGTATATCGACAAGAAGAACTCGGAGACGGGGTCGAAACGGGAGGTCTACGAGGTCCAGGTCGAGAACGAAGAGGTCCCCGAGAAGCATGGGGTGGGGATGGGGGACGAAGAAGAGGAAGAGAGAGAGGCAGCTGAGAAGGCTGCCGCTCTGGGGTAGGGAAGGGGAGCGTTGCTCCCTGGCGGCAGGAGCCGCGATGAGAGAAGAGGCGCCGGGGAGCGGCGCTGAGGGAGGAAGGGAGAATGGCTGCACAGACGAACGCGCCGTTCGGGTTCGAGTTCTGCGGCATGATGTCTGGCATGCCGGCGCCGAGCCTCGCGGTGGTCATCACCGGGAGCAACGTGACGCTGGCCGAGGGAGACCCGATCTACCTCTCCGGGGGATACGGGTACAGGTGCCTGACTACGGAGGCACCGTTCGCGATCGCCGGTGAGGCGATCACGGGGTCTGCGGGAGTGAGGCAGTCCCTGCTCGCGACTCCGGTCGTGGAGGGGATGATCTTCAGGGCGCAGAGCCAGACCACGGCCGCCTGCTCGCAGGCGAATGTGGGCGTGACCTACGGGATGGCGGGCGCGAGCGGCCTGATGGGCCTTTCGCTGGCTGTGACCACCGGGTCTCCGTGGAGGATCATCAGGATCGACCCGCTGTCCGCGGCGGGGACCTACACGATCTTCCAGGTGATGGCTGCTGAGAGCCAGTATTCGGGCAAGGCGTAAGGGGAGGATGAAGAGATGGCTGGTGTGATGACTACGCAGAACCTGAAGATGACCTGGTACCGGGACATGGACAAGGTCATGCGGGACGAGTACAACAGGCACGAGACCGAGTACGACAAGTTCGTGAAGGTCTCGACGGAGACGAAGAAGCACTACGTGCGGAAGGGACTCCAGGTCACCCTGGGGGCCGTGCCGGAGATCAAGCAGGGCGGGCCGATCACCTTCGACGCCTTCGCGGATGGGCCGAACAAGACCGTGTACTTCAACTCGTACGCGCTCGCCCTTCAGGTCACGGAGGATGCGTTCGACGACGACCTGATCGGGATCACGCGGGACGCGGTGAAGGAGCTCGGCAAGGCCCATGCGTACACGGAGGAGCTCAAAGCCTGGGATCTCATCAACTCCGGGTTCGTGACTACCACGAGGGCTGGGGTGGACTCCCTCGCGCTGTTCTCCAACTCCCATGTACTCTACGGAGATGGGAGCCAGTACGGCGACAACCTCGTGACCGGAGCGTTCTCGAAGACCACGCTGAAGGAAGCCCTGGACCTGTTCGAGAACATGAAGCAGGAGCGGGGGATCCCGATGGTCTCCAAGGGGCCGTACGTCGTGTGGGTGGGGCCGGCGGATAGGTGGCTCGCGGAGGAGATCCTCAAGAGCGAGTTCGACCCGGATACCGGGAACAACACCGTGAACCCGCTGTACGGGAAGAACATCACCTTCAAGGTCGGGCACTTCTTCTCCACCACGGGCGCCTGGTTCGTCCAGGACATGAGCATGAGGAACCTCGAGCTCATCCGGAAGAAGAAGCTCTCCACGAGGGAGGAGACCGACTTCAACACGGAGAACAAGCTCTGGAAGGCGTGGCAGAAGTACACGGCCACGTTCTGGTACTGGAGAGGCATCGTAGCCTCCGCCGGGTAGAGGGGGGAGGACGAAGATGAGCGTTACAAGGCATACGAGGTACTCCGCCCTCGAGATCAACGATGTCCACGTGTCGGATGCGGCAGGAGGGAGCCTCAAGATGGGGACCTCCGCCGCGCCGATCACGAGCGCCGTGGCCGGGATGAAGTTCATCTCGAAGTATACGGAGCACACCCTGGCTGCGGGGACCTCGTACGGAGAATACATCCGGCACTACGTGAGTGGGGCCGGGGCGAGCGCGAACGCGCTCCGGGCGTACCTGACGGTAAGCGACGTGGCGGCGGCGACCGCGGTAGGAGCTCACCTGTCGGTGTCGTTCGGGACCCTCGGGTCGATCACGGGACTGGGGGTCGCTGCGAGAGCGACCCTCCATGTGCCGGCGGCGATGACGAACGGGACGTACGCGCCGCTGATGGCTGAGATCTGGGCCGATGCGGCTACGTCGGACCTCGCGGGGGCGACGGATAAGGCGTTCGTGCGGATCGTGCTCGGCGGGGATGCGACCGGGGCTGCGCTGATCGAGGACACGATCAACCTGATCCATGTGACCGGCGGGTCGAACGCCAGTGGGAACATGGTCGGGGCGCAGGGGGACGAGCCCACGTGGGCCTCTCATACCTTCCTGGTCCGCTGCAAGATCAACGGCGCGACCCTGTACATCCCGATGATTTCGCTGTAGACTCCTTCGGAGGAGGAACGGCGAATGGAACTGACGGTACCGGAGAGGCTGATCCTGGATGACCTGCTTGCGGAGGCGGAGGGGGACCTGGTCCTCCTTCGCTCCGTGAGGACTCTTCGCGCGAAGATCGGGTTCTCCGCGGATGAGGTCAAGAGGATGGAGATGAAGTCCATCGGGCCTCAGATCGAGTGGAACGAGAAAGAGGCGAAGGTGGAGGAGATCGAGATCCTCCCGCCGGAGTCGGAGATCATCGTCAGCTTGTTCGAGAGAAAGAGCGCGATGAAGAAGCTCCGGCAGATCCACCTCGATCTCTACGAGAGGTTCGTCAAGAGCTGAGCTCGGGACGGGGGTGAGAGCCCTCGAGAGGGAGAGAGAAGAGGGCGGGTGAGGGTACGGGCAGGTCCCGGTCCTGCCCGCCTTCTTCGTTTCAGGGGGAGGGGTGGTGGCTAAGGACCTGAGGTACTCTGTGGAGAGTGTGGCCTTTGACGAGGTGGGGGAGAATGCTCAGGGGACCCACGACGTATATACGGCCAACCATCTTTTCCCGAGAGATCGGACCGCGGGGCAGAAGGCCGGCGTGTGCGATATCTGCGGGGAGGAGCTCAGGGAGAGACAGATCCGGATGTTTCGCGGGGTGGCGTACGGGATCCCCTGCGGGTGCTCCGCAGATATCGGGTCCATTCTGAGGCAGGAGGATGCTGAGAAGGCGCCTGCGGTAAGGTTCGAGGAGCGAGAGTCGAAGATTCTGACGGAATAGAGGAGAGAAGAGATGGCGGTAACGGATGGTGAGAACACGAAGCATCTGTCGGTTGCGGCCGAATACGTCGAGAACGTGCTCGTGGAGGGGATAGGGGTACAGCTCCTGACGACGGCCGGGCACGAATGCAAGGTGACGGATAACGAGGGCGCAGTTGTGTTCGACGTGAAGGCGATCGCGAACAACGACGGCTTCGACCTGTTCTTCTCGTCGCCGAAGTTCTTCAAGAAGCTCACGGCGACGACCCTGACTTCGGGGGTTCTGGTAATCTACCTGGCGTAGGGGGAGGGGAGAGATGCCGTACAAGAGCCGTGCGCAGAGGGCCTTCATGCACGCCAAGCACCCGGAGATCGCCAGGAGGTGGGACCGGGAGACCGGCGGGAAGGTCGAGGGAGAGAAGAAGAAGACCTCGAAGGGGAAGAGGAAGAATGGGTAACGAGGGGATCTCTGACGTTGGGGAGTCTACCAGGAACCGGTTAGGGACGACCGGGACGAACAAGGTCTCTCTGGCGCTCGAGGGGCTCTTGGAGGACGCGAAGTATTACCTCACCACGCCGGAGGGGAACAAGGCCCTCGAGGCGACCCTTTTCCCGACGACAGGGACCGCGAAGGGAGACCTCGCGATGATGCTCGAGGATCTGGGGCTGGCGCAGGGGGCTGCAAGGACTCCATCCGCTCCCGCGAGCTCCGGGCAGGTGGCAGCTCATCGGGAGCAGGTGAGGGAGAGATCTTCGCGGACCGGAGAGAGTTCGGGACAGGCGGGAATGGGGAAGCTCCAGGAAGAGTACATGAGGAGACAGAGACTACCGCCGGATGAGTTCCTGAGGACGTTGAATCTGGTCTCTACCGCGGGCGGGGGAGCGAGGGAGATGACCAAGGAGGAGGGGGCGACGGCAACGAAGGCCGCGTCGGAGAAGGCGAAGACCGGGAAGGTAGAAGATCAGGGGACACCGGGGAACTACCAGAAGTTTCTCCTCTGGCTGTCTGAGGCGGGGAAGAAGAAATGACCGTACAGGAGCTTGTGACCGAGATCTACGAGGCCGCGGGTGAGCCCTCCGATCTCGATATCTATGACGGGAGCGGGGAGTTCGACATTGCCAGTGTCGGGGCGGTTGCCATTCTCAAGTACCTGAACAGGGCCTACGAGAGGCTCGCGAACTGGAAGCTCCCGAATGGGACGAACATCAGGTTCTCCTCTCTGAACAGACGGAAGCTGTTCAAGACCGAATCCTACGCGACCACGGCGGGAGCCGGATCGACGGTGAGCGCGATCGTACTCGCAGCCGGCGCCTCGTCTTCTGACGATCACTATGTAGAGTGGACGATCGAGATCGGGACCTCCAGGAAGGTCGTGCTCGCCTACGACGCAACGACCCTGACCATTACCCCGCATGAGGCATTCGCCGTGGCTCCTGCCGAGGGAGCCGTGGTGACGCTCTACAAGAGGTTCTTCAAGTTCTACACCGACACCGCCGGGCTGCACTCGGGGGAAGGAATCGAGATTGACCCGCAGGAGATCGTCGCGATCCAGTCCGTAAGGGACCTGACACAAGAGAGATCCCTCGAGAGGATGTCGAGGACCGATGAGTCCTGGGGGCAGATGGTGCAGGGGACGGGGAGCCCGGGGATGTTCGCGCAGGTCGCCGGCGGGATCGAGTTCGACCTGGCGCCGACGACTGGAGAAGCCTTCCTGATTCGGTACTATGGAAAGCCGGAGGCGCTGACGGTGGCGAGCCAGGTCCCCGCGATCCCCGGGCCGTGGCACGAGCCTCTCTTGTACCTGGGGGTGTGGGTCACGCTGAAGAAGGATAGGGCGACCGATGAGGCGTACTCGCTCAAGCGGGACATCCAGGACATGATCGTCCAGACCGTACAGGAATCGGAGAGATCGTTCGAGTTCGAGAGCGGGCAGCTCTACATCAAGGAGTAAGAGATGGCAGTCTTCACGAATACCTGGGATGCGGCCTTCTCCGCAGCTCCCGCCTCGAGTCAGGTCCGGGCGCAGGGTGCGACGAGGATCATGGAGACCCGGCTGGGGATCTATCAGAGGTTCTCGCAGGAGCACTATCACGCGGGGGATACCCGGGACGGGATGCACGTGGCCGGGAGCGCGATGGCCTATTATCAGGCGACGGCTCCGACCAATCTGCCGGGGACCGCGCTCGGGCCGATCGCGCTCGGGAACGATGTCTACTCGAAGGGTAGGCTCTGGCTCGACTCAAGCGCGG